GCTCAAAGCCTGCCAGGGACCACGCTAAACAGGTGACTCGTGAAAAAACTATTCCTTAGCCTTGCGCTTCTCGCCTTGGGCACCGTCCAGGCTGAAGGCGTCTACGTCAGTTCCTGGGTGGTTGGCCAGCAGCCCAACTATCCCGCGCAGTACAGCGTTGTTGCCAAGCCGGGGCCGACCGCGATTGTTTCCGTGTGCGATAGCGCCGCGACGCCGGTGGGCCCGGTGGACATGTGGAGCTGTCCACGCCGCTGGGTGCTGCAGAGCACGGTGAAGCCGACTGACAAGATCGGCTATTGCTACGGTGCGGGCACAGTGGTGGCCAACTGCACGCAGGGGTTCCAGCTGGCCAGCGTGATCTGGGGAGGAGTGACGCCGGAGCCGCCGGTGATCGAGCCGCCCGTTGTCGGCAACAACACCATCAACGTGAAGTGGATACCGCCGACGCAGAACACGGACAACTCACCGGTTACCAATCTGGCCGGCTACCGCATTGAGTACGGCAGGGCCACCGGCGGCGGTGCGTTCTCGTGGTATCAGCTGATCGAGGTTCCTGGCGCGACCGTCAAGACCTACACCATCACGGCATTGCCGGATGGGACTTACCAGATCAGCGTCAAGGCGTACACGTCGACAGGCGCCGAATCAGATCCATCGGCCACAGTGAGCGTGACCAAGGGCGGCACGACTCCACCGGCCTGCACCGCACCGAAGCCAGCGAACAAGGTGAACGCCTGCCCGCCTGGGACCACGGGCACGTGGACGCAAACCTATGTGGCCGCTGCTTACCCCACCTGCTGGACTGCGACGCCTACCAGCGCTCCGGCGGGCGCGTGCGTGGCTGTTCCGCCGCCCACGAAGACGCTCAAGACCGCTGAGACGATCGGCTACAAGCTGAACATCGGCAACGCGAACAAGGGCACGTACCAGCGAGTGGGAACGTTCCCCGCGCCCGTGGCCTGCACTGTGGCCGCATACAGCGATCTGAACGGGCTGGTGCGCAACGTGATCAGCGACTACCGCAAGGTGGTGGTGGATGCTGTCGGGAGCAAGCCGCCATTGCAGGTGTATGCGAAGTGCGCGCTGCAATGACAGAGAAGAGGAAGGCCAAGGGACGGCCGATTGCGGTAACGGAGAAAGATCGAGGCATGTGGTGGCGGTTGTACTTGCATGGCCTGACTCCCAAGGCAATCGCCGTCAAGTACGAGGTATCGGAGGGGGCCGTGCGCCGCGACCTGTTCGGCCGGCCCGCCAGGGATGGTTACAACAGGGGCCAATTGTGCGGGATGCGCATCGGCATTTACGAATGAGGTGAGCCATGGGCCTGATCCTGAAGTTTCTCGGCGGACCGCTTGGGCTGTATGCGCTGATCGCGGTGGGCGCGAGCCTGGCTGGCCTCACTGCCTACGGCTATGTGCAGCACGCGAACGCAGCGCGCTACCAGGTGGAGCGCGACCAGGCGCGCACGCAAGTCAAGGGCCTCGTGGTGGCCGTGGAGTCGAAGGACAAGCTGATCGCAGATCTCACGACAGCACTGCAAACCTGGCAGAAACGTGCTACGGAAAGCAAGGTGGCCTCCGATGCGGCTGGCGATCGTGCCCAGCAATACCAATCCCAACTCAGCGCCGCCAGAACCAAGATCCACGCGCTGTCGGAGAGTGACCGTGCGTTACCTGATTGCTCGAAGCTACTGGCTGTTGATCTCGCTGCCGTTTGTCCTGGGAACGCTCTGCGGATGCGCGAGTGGACCAAGCGTGGTCTACAAGGACCGAGTGGTGGAAGTGCCAACCCCGGTAGTCCAACCGGTTGATCCGCGGCTGCTGGGGGACTGCGCACCGGTGATCAGCCTGCCAGGCACCGGCGCACTGACGATCAACGATCTGCTGGAGCGTCTGGGAGCGGTGGAGTTCGCGCTGGATCTGTGTCGGAACGACAAGGCGGAGCTTCGGAAGTCTCAGCCTGTTCCTTGAAATGCTCATCGAGCCAGCCCTTCAGCCAGCGGCACCACAGCAGGCATTGGTGTGAGTGTTGCTTGAGCGGCGTGAGCGCCCAGCCATCATAAGGATTCACTTCGGAGCCGGCGTGAAAGGCCATGACACCTGCGGTGTACGCCTGCCGCGCCTCCATCAAGTGGCGGCGTCGCTGCTCTCTGGTTTCGGTGGTGTTGTCGTAGCGCACACTGCCTCGTATTCCTGCCACTTACTGCATGCTGGTGTGCGCGCCAGGATGTCGGTACCGCGACCGTGTGTCCACCTGGCGCGGATCAGCTCGCACTTGAGCCAGCGCCGCCCGCGCACGGCGAACTTGCATGAGCCGCACGTCTCATCGGTCGGACCAGTGCCAGGCATGGCGGCATAGCCCTTGGGCTGGACGTAGTGCTTGCCGCCCTTCGGGCCGCGGCCTCTGGTGGTCGGCTGGGATTGCTCAGGTGCGTCGCCGAAGAGATCTTTCATTCAGCTTCTCCCACGCATTCAGCACGATGTGGCCCACGGTGTTGAGGCGGTAGAGCGGGCGCGCGATCGACGGGCCTCTATCCACGTCGACCACGCCCTTGATCTCCAGTCGCTTGAGGAACACGTACACCGAGGAGAGATTGATTCCCCGCACCGAAAGCTGCTTGCCATACTGCCAGTCCCTGTTATTCAGGGCTCGCATGACGGTAATTTCTCCAGGTGAGGGGAAGGTAATCATTTACGTCTTCGCGCATCTCGCTGCGCTTGAGCGTAGCCACGTATATAGCCTGAGTTCCAGTATTGCCGCAGGACAGTCGTTAGTTCATTCGGTGGCACCGGTCGTGTCCACCTTATGAACCGGGCCGCTGCAGCCGCAGCCCGGCCATGGAGAGACTTGCGTTTCATTGCATTAGCAACTGTGGTTGATCGCCAGGCTCTTCCTCCTCTTCTTCCTCGTCCTCCGCAGCGCCGAACATCTCCTCCTGCGTCGCCTCGAATTCGATATCGCAGTCGGTGTCCATCATCTTGATCAGCCGCGCCGCATCGCGCTCGGCATCGATCTCCACCTGCAACGTGCCCGTCACCTGGATCTCGTGCCGGTTGTTGAAGGTGATCTCGATGTTCTTCAGCTTGCCGCCGCTGAACGACAGGTACGGCTTCTTGAGGTCGATGCCATACATGCGGATGTCCAGCCCTTCTGGCTTGCGGTGCACTTTGAGCGGTGAGAGGTAGGGGAAGAGAAACGCGCCGCCTTCATAGGCTATGTCGCTGAACTTGCCATCCTGCACCGGGATGAAGCGATCGATGTCGCGCTTGGTGCCACGGAAGGAGATGGGGATATCGACGGCGGGTACTTTGTCTTTGCCGTGCAGCTCGTTGCGAGTGTTGAGCTTGCCTACGTGCATCGTTCGTCGGTCAATGATTAGTCGCATACTATTTCGGTCGCCTCATGCTGGTGAGAATAACTCTGGTGCCTTTGTCGGTCCGCTCCACTGTATAGATCACGCCACGTTTTCGGGATTGCTTGGAAGCCTGCACCCTAATCGACTGTTCATCCTTGCGTCCAGGTACGTGGAAGTCGTCACCCTTCTTTTTCAATGCATCCCATGGGTAGCTTCGTCGGATGGGGGCAGGCTTGCCAGACCTGACTGAAATTTCTTGTGATGGAACTGTCATAGAGGACGGAATTTACAAGGTAATACGGGTTATAGCTAGAAGGATGCACCGCGCCTGCCCCTCTTGATGGGAATCCGTTCCATATAATCCTGTAGCGCTTGAGAATTTCGCAGCGCTGCGTACGCGCGAGCCAGATCACGAAGCACGGTGCGGTAAGTCAAATGATACTTATCGGCTATCTGCTTGTAGGTGAGCTTTTCGAAGGCGTGCTCCATCAACAGGTACGCCTGTCGCGGTGGAAGCGTCTCCAATGCCCGATACAACACCACCTCGAACTCCTCGGCTGAGAGAATGTCATCTGGCGTACCGCGCTCGATCTCAATGTCCTCCAGTCCCTCATCATCATGTGGATGGGCGTTGCGGCTGCGCTCACGCCATTCATTCGCGACGTTGGCAGCGATGCGGAAGAGATAGCTCTGCGGGTTAGTGATCAGCACATCATCGCTGTAGCGCAGGACGCGAAGGAACACTTCTTGGGCAAGATCATCTATGTCGGCGGTGGGAATGGAGGAGCGAGTAGCGAGCCACCGTTTTATCGGGGCTTGCCACGTGGAGAACAGTGCAGCCAGGTTATTGGCCGGCATTCCCCTTATCCTCTGCTCTCGTTTCCATCCTTGCTCTCGCGCGTTCCTGTTCAACTGGGCAGTGCGGAGCATGCCAACCTGGTCCTAAAGTCCGCGGTCCATCACAACAATTCTCCACGTACACTGTTGCCCTGGTGTTCCAGCGCTTCAGCGATTGAGCCGTGGCGCCACAGGTCTCGCATTCAGGCCCGCGCTCGCCTTCGCCATTGAGCCAGCCGTTCGGATCGACGCTGCCACCACAGAACGGACAGTCGAGGTCACTCATTCACTTCCTCTCCCGCAGCAGCTCGTGCATCGACCAGTGCTTGCGCCCACGCAATTGTCTTTTCATCCCACAGCCAGGGACTTTTCAGGACGAGTACTGGATCTAGGTCAATCATCGTTCTCTCCCTGAGTCGGACGTTTGAACTGCAGCACCTTTGCCGTCGGCGCGGGCTCGCCGAAGAACTCCGCTTTCCCGCGCTCCCACTTCAGTGCCAGCTCCGGAAGGAAACGTAGCCTATATTCCAGCTTGCGCATGTACGCGGAGCGCAGAGTTGCCTCCGTGATGACGTGATAGACGTCCAACGTCACCAGCTGCGCCATCGGCTTCTGTGCGGTCGGCCGTAACTCAAGCGCGGTGATTCGTTCTTCGCTCCCCGGACCGATCAGCACCCACAGGTCGCCGACGCGAAGGGGTATTGCACGGCGTTCGCGCAGCTTTCTGACGCGGTACGTCACGACTGGTCCTCGCACTTCGTTGCGGTTGAGTAGCGCTCAAGCTCGCTGATCGCCTCGCATACGTGGCACTCCGGGCCGAAGTCCAGATGCTTACGCAGAGAAGGCAAGATCCACGCGGCGATACGCTGTATATCTTCGAGCGGAACCGTTGGCCTGGCGGCCTTTTTCGCCCGACCGAATTCCTCTAACTGGTTGGCACCTTCCAGCCAGCTCACGATCATCATCTCGCGCGCCGCCTTTATCGAGATCCGCAAATCATCTGGGATACCCAGCGGTACAGCCTGCGCGACTGAGGCGGTGGCTTGCGCGAACAGCGGGTGATCGAGCAGATCCTTGTATTCTATGCACTTGGTCATGGCTTGGGCCGGATTGCTGGCGTGTCGATGGAAATCTTTACCAGATCGAAGGGATAGCAGCCTTGCGCTATGGTGCCATCCCAGCCAAAGCGAGCCACCGCCTTGTCGAACTTCACGAAGCAGGTGTTGAGATCGCTCACGCTCGATATGGCACCATCCTCGCAGTCGTGATGGCGGATGTCATCGTAGGCGTGGCCAGGGACGTAGCGCACCCGATCGCCTGGCTTGAATTGTGTGGCGCTCATTCCAGGATGAACTCCTCTTCGCAATGCGGACAGGTGACCTTCTTGCCGGTGACGGCGACTTCCACGCGAGAGGCCACGCCATCCTCGCCGATCACCAGCCGCCAGCGATCTGTAATATCTTCGCCCTGCGCTTGCAGCTCGCCAATGAGACCGAAGCGCGGGAATTCCTTGCGCATGTGTTCGACCACGGCGTTGACTTGCTTCTCCATCTCATAGGTCTTTTCAGCACCGTTCCATTCGAGTCCGCCGCGCTTGATCTCCAGATCGATGTACGCCAGATCCTTGACCTTCCACGGATGGATGGCCTGGTCATCGTTCAGGATGCTGTTGAGGAAAGCGCGCTCTACGGCACCGCTCAGAGGCGGATCGAAGTGCAGCGTGCCAACGAATCGAGTGGTGTAGCCCATGAGATCTCCAGAAAAAGAGGGCGCCGGCCAATGGGAGGACAAGCCACCGGCGCCCGTAAAACTTACTCTTCCTCGTCGTACTCCACCTCGGTCTCCTCGCCAGCCACGATGTTGCGCATCACGGCGTCGAGGGTGATCTTCTGCTTCGGCTTCTTGCCATTCAGCAGCTCGATCTGCGGCAGGATGGTGTTGGCCGCATCCAGCAGCGCATCCCCGGACAGCATCGAGACCATCGTGCCAGGCTCCTGCAGCGCGAGCTGCGCGATCTTGGCGCGCTTCACCACCTCGGCCACGACAGCCGGGATGTTGCCGGCCAGCAACTCGCCCACGGGCGCGAGATCTGCCGCAGGGTCGATCGCGCCCTTGCCGTACGCCAGGATCAACCTGGTGATCGCCTCGCCATCAGGCGGTGGCACCTCGATCACTGCATCCAGGCGGCCTGGGCGCAGCATGGCGCGGTTGATCTTGTCCATGTGGTTGGTGGTCAGCACCACGATGATGTTGGCGGTCTTGCTGTCGATGCCATCGATCGTGTTCAGGATATCGTCCATCTTCACGGAGCGGTCCCCGGTCACGACCCGATCGATGTCCTCGCAGAAGATCACGCAGGCGGGTGACTGGTACTGCTTGGCGAAGCTGATCGCCTCGGCCAGCTCATCCGCGCGCGGGATGTAGAGGTAGGTGATCCCTGCGCGCACCGCGAGCTTGGAGGCCACTGCTGCGGTCATCGTCTTGCCGGTGCCGTAGATGCCACCGAGCAACACGCCGCGCTTGAGCGCGATGCCGTTGGCCAGCAGATCCTTTGTGCGGGTGATCGGCGTGAACAGGTTCACGTTTACCATGCGCTCGATCGACTTCGGCAGGATCAGCATCTTCTCATCGATGTTCTCGGTCTCCAGGAATTTCGGCTCCGGCATGAGTAGCTTGCCACCCGCATCATCGAAGAAGCGGATGCGCAGCGCCTTGCCGCGATAGATGCTGTTGGTGGCGATTTGCTCGCGCAGATCCGCAAAGATCGCCTTGATGGTCGGCTCGTCCTTGCGCAGCACGGAGGCCGCGACGGCGAACACGTATCGACCGTTCTTCATCGAGAACGAGTTCTGGATGATGCCTGTGATGTTGGGTAGCTTGAACTTGCCCCATGGCACCTGGCACACCTGGTTGAACCCGATCTCGACGTTGATCATCTGCGGGTAGAAATCAGCGGAAGGGATAAAGCCGAAACGGCGTGTGAGTACAGCTTCGAGCTGCACTGCGCCGTCCAGCGGGAATACTTCGAAGGCTTCGGTCAGGTTGATCTCCTGCTGCTCGTAGACCCGGCGAGCCTGGATCAACTTCTCTGCTTCATCGAGTGTCATGCCATCGGGGAGAATCATCTTCTCTCCCATGAACACGATGTCGGCAGCAACGTGTCGGGTGATGGCGTCTTTCAGTTCCGTAGGCATACAGCGTCTCCCATTGGGTTAGTGTTTCAAGGCGGCGCGAGTATTACCTGTGTTACCTCAGATCCGCAACCGAATCTCGCGTTTGACCGTCGCTGGTGTAGCTGGCGTACGGTTGCAGTGCGTCTGGCATCGGTAACTGATCGATGTGCGAGACCGCGAGGCGGCAGAGCACACGGTTGCCGATCGCATCGTTCGCGGTGTTGATGATCATTTGCTTCACGTCCAAATACCCGAAACGCAGCGTGCCCTGGAATTCGTGCGGTGCGTTGGTGTCATCGGCGAATTTCATCTCAGGTTCTTCGCCTGGCAGCGGCCCTGCACCGTGGCGTGTGAGATAGGTGCGTGTGCAATAGATCGCCTCCAATTCATCGATTCCCCATTCGTTCGCGAGCGTCGCCACGTTCTTGGATCCGGTGTTGGAGCGGGTGAGGTGCGGGAAGTCCGCCGTGTTGTTCTGATCCAGCAGCAGCCCCTGCGCGCCTTCGAATACAATTCTCTGTGGTCGGTTATGCTCATTCGGCGGCGGTACCAAGAGCACTCGCTGGGTGAACATCATCACGTCATACAGGAACCCATCGATCGCATCCTTCGAGTTCCATTGCTTGGAGTACTGGTTGAAAACGTCTGGCTCTATCCCAGCGATTCCCAACTCGAAAGAGCTGTGTGCTTGGATTGCGGCAATCAGGTGGCGCACCCCGGTAGTGCTACGGTAAAGATCACGCACCGTTAGCGGGATCTTGCGGTGCCGCTCGATGGTCTGGTTGAAGCCAACCCCGCAGCTCCCGTGTCGGGCTTCGCCGCGGTGATTCTCCTGGAGCTGGTTCACCATCATGTCCCACGGCGTCGTCACCATGCACTCGCCGTCGACAAACACACGTGGCCAGTTGTTGGTGAAGCAGCCCTTGCCGTGGCCTTCCAGCTCCACGCTCTCCTGGTTGAACAGGATGGGATTCACCACAAAGAATCGGCTCAGGTACGTGGGCACGTTCAGGAACGTCCCCGAGCCGAAGTGATGGAACACATGGCGGCGGCCATCGGGAGTCACGACGGTGTGCCCTGCCTGCGCGCCTCCGTTGAAGCGCACGACAAGATCGACTGTGTGCCTTGAGCACAAGTAGTCGACCATCTTTCCCTTACCCTCGTCGCCGTAGTTGGCGCCGATGACCGCCCATGCCTTCATACCCTGACTGCGCCTCCCGTATCGGTGCCCTTGGCCAGCGCGCTCGTTGCCGTGCGCACCACCAAAGCAGTGGAACCATCCCAGCTATTCACCACCGCATCCACGTCCGCACCCTCGTTGATCTGGATGGTGGATACGATCACCTCGCCCAGCTTCGTATGGTCCGACAGCAGTAGCGCTCGCTCGCCCAGCACCTTGCGCCAGGCGGGCAGGAAGCGGTCGCTGTAGGAACCTTCCTGAACGACCAGGTGGAACACGTGGTACATGCGCTGCGCGAGCTGCAGCAGTTCGGCTGCGGAGTAATCGCGCTCCACATCATCGCCGATGAAGCGCTTCAGGTGGTCCTTGGTGAGACCGGCCGGCACGCTTTCATCCCCGAGCGTGAACAGGTAGCCCTTCTTGTTGCGCTTCTCCAGGCAATCGATGGAGGTGTGCAGGCCAGCGAAATACCAGGGCAGATCGTAGGATTCGGTCTGGTTGCCACCACCGTCGCCCTCGATGTAGATATCGGTGAGCTGATCCACGATGCGGTTATCCGCCTCGAACTGCGATACCTGCAGCGGCACCTGGTCGCTGCGCGCATCGCCGATCGCCATGAACATCAGATGCGGATCGGTGACCGGCTTGCGTGACAGGATCTCGTTGAACAGCGTGCCCAGGCCGTGCTTCGCGATCTTCTCGGCCAGCATTCCCATGCTGCCTGTCACATCCACGCCCACGATGATCGCGGTGGAGTTCGGGTTGTCGATCGAATCGCGGGACTCGCGGATCTTCACGCCGTGGGGATTGAGGTGCTTGGCAGCACCGGTGAGCACAGCCGATGCCGTGCGGGTCTTGTATATGTCATCGACGCTCTTGCTCGCGATGTTCGCCGAGTAACTTGCGTACGCATTGGAGTCAAACCTTCCACTACCCACTAGAATTCTCCTTACCTTGAAAATTTGCGACTCTCAGCGGGAGTCGTGACCGCTTTGGCTCGGTTCCAGCCATAAACCTTGATGCGACGATATGCCGTCTGGTACTTAACGACGCCATGCTTTCGCACGGCGCGGGTCAGTGTCAATCTCTCGCCGCCGATTCGGACCATCACGTTGGAGCGAGAGTTATTGTTCTGCTCTTCCTTTGAGGTGAAGCGACAATTGCCGGGTGAGTAGTTGCCATTATTGTTTTCGCGATCGAGCGTGTGGCCGCTCGGGATAGTCCCCTGCTGATCGCACCATCTCAGGAACGCATGAGGGCGGCTTCGCCAGGCGCAACATACACTGATGCCGCGAGCACCATAGCGGTTGTAATCCTTAGAGGAAGTGACATGGCAGCGCTGCACCATCGCGTGCCAGGTGCCGTAGAACCTATGGTGAGACAGGCCATGCGTCCGATTACGCTCCGCTAGATCAAGTCTTTGCCACATAGATATCTTCTGCTGTGAGCTTCAGCTCCACGAACTTGCGCGGGCCGTAGCTCTCTTTCAAAACTCTCGACCAATCGGCGTACTCCTCGAAGGCGGGAAGATACGCGGTGCTGCGAAGCCAGTGAACCAGGGGCTTCGGATACTTCATGGAAAGGAGGCGCGAACCGATGGTGTCCCCTAGCAGCTCGCGCCCCGTGGCCTTGATCAACTCGGAGTTCATCCTGTCGATCGCCTTCTTGTCCGGCAGCAGCGGCGTCCCGTATTGAACGGTGCGCGGTGGCAGTGCAATCAGCCTTTCCCCTTCGCGCCTGGCGTACCACCAGCCACCAAAAAGCGCCGCGTCGTGATCGGCCGGGTGAATAAACACGTTACGCGGCGAAATATCGCAATGCACCAAACCGGCCAGCTTCAGGTAACAGTTCAGGTTGTAGAGGCAGCTCAAGATCCAGGCGACATGGCGCTCCTCGATCTTGCCGCCAAGGTGCGTCAGGACGTCGCTCAAGCGCAGATAGGCTGGGTTCTTCTCGATGACCAGGTAGTAGCCGGTCTTCACCTGGATGAGCCGCTGGAGCCTTGGGAGGTGCCTGCTGTGCTCTGCCTTCAGGTGGCCATCGGCGAAGGTAAAGTGCCGCTCCATGTGGTCCTGGGCGACGCGCACCAGGTCGGCATATTCATCACGGATGTAGTACGCCAGCACTGATTTACCAATGTAGGCGCGTCCCAGCTCGAACTCCTCGGATTTGAGATACCCGAAGGCGAAGTTATGGCCGCGCACGTCGGCGAACATGAGCTGCCCCATCCCGCGCCAGGTGCCGCCGTCGATCGCATCCATGGCGCGATCGTAGAGCGCGTTGATGTGCGCCATGACGGCCGGGTTCACGGAGTTGGTGTCCGGGTGCCACTTGGAGCGCAGGCGCTGCCATTGGGCTTTGGCGGCCGGCCGCACCCCGGTGAACAGCCGCTCGGGCATGTCCACCGGGATCGCCAGGATCTGGGCTTCGGTCAACTCCGTCATACGCTGATCGGAACGTTCAGCTCGCGCTGCTTGGCGTTGATCTCTTCCTTGGTGAAAGGACCGAAGTCGTAGTCCGCTGGGTCATCGCTTTGGCAGGTGGCGAACCACTCCAGGCAATGCCAGCAGCGACACGAATACTGGTGGTTGCTCGCCACCAGCGTCACCTCGCGCTCGCGCGGCGTCATGCCTTCCAGCAGCTCGTCCGCCATCTCTTGAATCTGATCGGCCATGGTTACCTCGATGTCGAAGGTGGCGAAGACTGCTCGATGGTCTGCGGTGCCCGCGCCTTCTTGTGTTTCGTGGCACTGAGCGCTATCACAACCAGGATGCCAACGATCACGACTGTGACCAGCAGCTCGATGAGGGTGAAGCCGCGGCGCTTCACTTGGGCGGCTCGACACTGATGAAGGGAATCGCGCCATTGCCACCGCTCCAGGACGGGACCGTGCCGTTCCATTTCTGGATGGCGGCGCGCTGCACCTGCAGGCGTTCCCACTCGATCAGTCCCTGGTTCTCGCGAATGGCGCGCGCTCGATCAGCCATCGCTTCGGCGTCTGCCTTAGCGCGGGCTTTGTTCTGCTCACCCTCCTGCACCACCTCAGAGGTCTTGTTCGCAGCAGCGAGCGCATCCTGGGCAGCAACCACCTTGCGCTCGACCGAATTCTCATAGCCATCATCGAAGTCGATGTTGGTCACCGCAAGGCCGGTCACCTGGACGTGCTTCGGTGCCAGCACCTTGCGCACCTCATCGTACATCTCGGTGATCGCGCGGCCACGGTTCGATATCAGCTCGGCCGCCTCGTACTTGCCGGCGATGCTCTTGATGCCATCGAACACGTCCTGGCCCACCAGCTTGTCCGCCCATTCGGTGCCCACCTCGGCCAGCACAGCCGGCGCAGCCGCTGGCTCCAGGCGATAGTTCACGGTCACATCGAGGTCCGCTTTCTGGATGTCCTTGGTGTAGACGGGCGTCTTGAATTCCCACTTCAGCACGCGCACGTCCATCTCGGTGATGTTGTCGGTGATCGGGTTGTACCAGTGCAAGCCTTCCCCGAGTGATTCTGGGTGCACCTTGCCATAAGTGGTCTGCACACCGCGGTGGCCGGTGTCGACGATCTCGAAGCCGCAGCCGGTCAGGGCGAAGGCAAGCAGGCAAAGCACGATCAGTCGCGTCATACGATTACTCCTTGAACAGATTGAAGATGTCGAACAGGATCTGCCGGCCAGGCTTGGTCATGATTGCCAGCGGCCAGATCAGCAGCATTTGGAACTCACGCAGGAAGCGCTTGCCATCGCGCGTGAACATCACCCGCGTGAGCGAGAAGCACAGCGCCAGCAGTTGCATGGTGATGTACAGCTCCAGCGCCGTGATCAGCAAACGGTTCATTTGTTTAGCTCCTGTGCTTCGTAGTCGGCGTTAGTGTGAGAGTCATCACACCCATAAGGCTCACGAAGCCATTTGATGTGGGCCTTGATCTCGCGAACCACGTGGCTCACGGGGCGATCTGACTGGTAATAGAAGATCTCCTCGGTGCCAATACCGCCGAAGAACGAACGTGCATCAGTGATGTCGTAATTACCCTTTTTATCGAAATTCAGCGTGAAGCCGCGGCGCCTGAACCACGGGTCCAGCCCGCAATGGCCAGCCGCGCAGGCGATGGTTCCGCACTCGGTGAGGTTGCCCCAAATACCCATGTCCCAATGATTGCGCTTGACGTGCGCCGGTAGTGCCTGCAGGACGCGCGCTGCGTTCTCCCAGCGCTCGATGATTAGTGGACCGGTGGCCGTTTTCACTTCGTCGCTCCCTTCGGTGGTGGTTCTTCCGCCAGCTCGTGGCGCAGCTTCTTGTACTCATCCTCGATGTCTGGCGGCACGGGTTCGCCACAGAAGTCGAAGTCCTCCAGGATCACGTTCCACAGCGGCTCCAGCGCCTTGCGGTTGGCCGCGGTGCGCAGCAACTTGACGGCGTTCTCGCTGGTGTACTGCGGTTTGCGCTTCTCGCCAGGCGGGTCGATCGGCACGTCGGTAGGAAGTTCATCAGCCTTGAGGGTTGCCGGAGGAACATCGCCCACCAGGGTTGCGGTGGCGTCGCCTGCTTTGGCGCTGCCGCCGACCATCCGCCGTGCCGCTTCGGTCGCTGCGCTGGTGCGCGAGGCGCCAGGCGTGACGTTCACCGGCTGTGCGTCGGCCTGGGCCGCGAGGATGCGCTGCGCTTCGTCCTCGTCGTAGATCCCAGCGAAGCCGAAGGCCACGCGCGCGCACTGGATCAGGGTCTTGTGGCGCAGCATCCGGTTCGGGTGCGTCTGCCACGGTCCCGCGTTCGCACGGAAGCACTCCTCCATGTACTCCGTAATCGAGATAGGGCGGCTGCGGTCCTTGCGCCAGATCGAGCAAGTCATCTCGACCACCTTGCCGGCCTCGTCCTTGAACGCCGCGAACTCGATGCCGTCCATCTGCGGATGTTCATTGATGATCCGCACCCAGCCGTCTACCGACACGATCGGAACGATGCCCTTATACCTGTCCGGGTAGGCGTAGATCTCTTTCGTGAAAGGATTTAGCGAATACTGATCCGCCACGATCAGCAGACTCATCATCTGCTCGTTGCTGATCTCCTTGTCCGACTGGAAGGCGGTGGCCTTCAGCGTCGTGAGGAGCTTGTCGGGATCGACGCCGTACTTACCGGCGAACTTGGAGACCAGACCCTGCGAGGGCGGCTTGGAGACAACGGCGTTCATTTCTTACCTTTAACGGTGGAGGGTTTCTTGGTGCGCAGCACGCGATAGGCCGCGCGCTTCTTGTAGTAAGGGGAGAGGTTGATGTCCGGATGGCCTTTCTGCAGGGCGTCCGTATCGAAGTAGCTGGAGCCGGCCTGTGATTTGTAGGTGGCGAGCAACTTGCCGCTGGAATCGACCAGCTCCGGGGAATCCCCGAAGGCTTCGCCGATCATCGCGTAGAGCTGTTCCTGGCGCTCCTCCAGGTTCTTCAGTAGCAGCTTATTCGCTTCGAACTTGGTGAATGCGGATAGCACGTCTACGCTCGCGATAGCCGGTTTCATGCCGTGCACGTCGTAGGGATAGAGGATCTTCAGATCCTGCTTCGTGGTGGCCGGCGGTGGATCGCTCTCGGTGACGTGACGCCAGAAGCGCTTCTCGCCTTCGCGCAGGATCTCAATCAACTCCTCGTTGCGCTCGACGCGGTAGATGCGGATACGGGTGTTGCCGATGATGACCGGCACCCACGCCGCGCCGAGGTCAGCGCAGTCCAGGTCGTGCTGGATCTGGTAGATGTACTGCAGCGGGATCTCGTCCGTATCGTCCTTTCCCCATTGCTGGCCGATGAAGCCTGCGGTCTTCGCCTCCACCAGCAAGCCATCGGAGCCGATGCCATCGACCGTTGCGCGGCGCCACGGATTCTTCGGATCAACGAAGCGGGTCTGGCGCGAATGGATTGCGATCTTCTTCTTCTGCTCCAGCTTCAAGAGCACCAGCGGCTCAACCAGCTGGCCCACCTGCGCGGGGAGGTTCAGATCCTCCTCCTCGTCCATATCCTCCGCGAGTCCCTTCTTCTCCCGATAGAGCTGCAGCGGGGACTTCCATTGTGATAATCCGATCGCGGCTGCGCACTCTGAGCCTCCCAGAAAATCACGCCGCTCGATCAATTCGTCTTTCGTCAATGCCATGTGGCCGCACCTTGTTTCGTGTAGGTGGATTGTGTTACCACTATTACCTTGAGAATAACAATTTGCAAGGGGATCGAATGGCCGGCACATTCAGCTACCACGTCAACCGCAGTGACATGACGAACTTCCAGTGGGATACCTGCAGGATCTGCAGCGAGTCGATCATCACCGCGCACGTAAAGATGCAGCACCGCAGCTTCGATCCGAAGCCGACCGGCGGTACGGAGATGAACCCGGTCTATTCCACGCACGTCTGTCCGAGGAAGGATGATTGAACCGCGAGCGCAGGCGGCAGCGTCGGGTCAAGCGTCGGCAGTTCAAACACCAGAAGGGCCTGTGTTGCTGGTGCAATGAACGCATGGCGATCAGCGATGAGGTGCCGAACGAGCATCCGCGCAAGGCGAGCTGGGAGCACGTGATCCCGAAAAGCCAGGGTGGCGGCAGTCGCCTGGAGAACCTGGTCCTGGCCCACCGCAAGTGCAACCTGGATCGCGGCGTGGAGGTGCGGGTGCCCCTTTACTCCTCCTATAAGCTGGCTGCAACAAAACAGAAAAAATTGACGGTGCTGAATTCCTGAGCGTAAAAAGACAACGCCTCGGCAGGTTTCCCCGTCGAGGCGTTGGTGGATCACGAAGGGCGCATCCTTCGGGAGCCGGTGTAAGGCGAAGCTGGACGCACGCCTGACATCGCAGATGATGCACATCTAGTGCTACATCCGCAAGCGATAAACATCGCTAAATCCCGAAAGTTCCGTATTACCTCTGTTACCTGCCATCTCGTGGCCGTTGTGCTGTGCACGCGGGGGTGGCCTGAAGCCGTCCAGCGCAGGGGTGGGTCCCAGACCAAGCACCTTTGCGCTACACGCTTGGCTGGTAACCAAGTCAATCACTACACCGTGTAACTGGATGCAAGTTCCAGCTCGCCGCAAGGCGATGTGGGTTAAATGCGCCGCGCACTCGTCAAGAACCAGCGGCCCAGCTCAACGCAGTCACCGCGAGAACGTGGCAGGCGGCGGAGTTCCCTAACCTCACCAGTTGCGTGGGGTTAGGGGGCTCCGTCTGTGGGGTTTCAGAGTTCTACAAGATTCCAGGAAAAGATTCCGGAAGAAGAACGGTATGAGCTGTCATCGAAACACTTGCAGCCTTGAGGTAACAGAGGTAATACTTCGAGTGCCAGATAAAACCCTTCAACCTTGAGGACACGCACATGGATCCACTGAACCCATTGGCTCACATCCAGAAGCTCGTTGCGAATCAGCGCGATCCGGAGAACACCGGCCAATTTCACGCTGAGATGGCCAGCGCCTTTGACTGCCTGGCGGCGGCGGCGCGTCTTGGCCACCTCAAAGCCATGACCGTCGTGACGCTGATTTCGGAGGAAGGTGCCAAGCTGGGCGACTACGGTTGCGGTCCTGGTATCGTGTTCGCGAAGCGCTCGAACAAAAATCACATTTCGCAGCATCTGCGTGCGCTCGCCGATACGATCAATGCTGACAATGAATCTCCGGCGGACGGCATTCGCTCGCTGCTGGAGAGCCTGCTGCGCGACCGCGGTGTGGAGGTGCATGTTACTAGGATCGATATGGATGATCTGTTGAACAGCGCTGCGGACAAGCCAGCGGAGCGGGGGAATTGAAGCGCGTCACCCTGTGCATCTGCGGCGCCACGATGCAGCGCACCGAGACTGCGATGGAGTCCGGCAAGCGCTGCATCGTCTTTCAATGCGCAAACTGCTACACCAGGGAGGTCGAGCTTCAATCGCGCTCGGGCGCTCTGCTTCGATGGTCGCGCGACAAGCACAATCCAGGAGAGCGCAATGGGAGCATTGATCATGATCGGCCTGATCGTGGCGGCGATGATCGTCGAGAATGGCCTGCTGGAAATAGCGCGATCGATACGTAACTGCGGCAGCAAAAAGGCCGGGTAGTAAGAATTTCAACTCTGAAACCGTGGGTTCGATTCCCACCTGCCGCGCCAACCTGGAGGGACTTGTGTCATGTGGTGAATGCATACGTGGACCGCCCTAATCGTGCGGCGCTGGGTTTCCCCAACAATTCACGAGTAGAGGTGTGAGATGGACGGACGAGTATTTTTGAAGGTCAAGATCAAGTCGTTAGCCGAGGAGTCGAAGATCATTCGCCACGAGGAGCGCAAGCGGAAGGTGCCACAGCGTGATCGCAAGCACGGTAAGACGGATACCCCGGTGACGCTGTTCGACGCGGCAGAGCGACGCGAAGGTGATCGCGTGTGGAGAAAGGCGCGACGCGATCGAGCGTGGTATCCGCAGTCGGTGGCCGAGCTGCATCAACTCCAGTTGCATCGGGTGAACGTGGTGAGCAAGGAGGCGCGGCTGTCGCACCTCGCGTATGGCTACATCCGCGGTCGCAACCTAGTGCAAGTCGATGGCTGCAAGGGGCTCACGTACGAGGATGCGGCGCGCGTGAAGGTGATGGTCAAGAAGTACGGCCAGGTGGGTGCCGAGGATTCGTTCTACGGCTGGCTGGGCGTCCCGCCACCGGATGTAACGGTTGCGCCGACGATGGCGCTGGTAGCAAATTAAATGGTGACCGGCCCGCGCGGACCTGTGGCGTATGCTGTTTGGACTCACCGTACGCAGGTTCAGTCCGATCGCGCGGGCCGGCCATCTCCAGCGGAGAAAAATGATGAGTGAATTTACCGCGGACCAGATTTTCCTCTCGGTCAGGCTGCACGAAATCCTCTCGAAGCGTGAGCTGGAAGTGGCCGGACTGATCGCGGATGGCCAGCCACCGGAGGCGATCTCGAAGAAGTTGGCGCTGAGTGTCAAAACCGTATCGACGTACCGCGCCCGCGTGATGGACAAGCTAAAGCCGCACGGCGTTGAGAGCAACGCGCGCCTGGCGGTGCTGCTGTTCCAGGCTGGGCTCACTCCTGCGGTCAAGCTGCAATGAGCCATTACGACACCTTGGGCGTTGCGCGCGATGCCACGGCGGCGGAGATCAAGCGCGCCTATCGCAAGCTCGCGAGCAAGCACCACACCGACCGCGACCATGGCGATCACGACACAATGGCGCAGATCAACCGCGCCTATGAAACGTTGTCGAATCCGGAGAAGCGCAAGCGCTACGATGCGAGCGGCGAGGACGGTCCCGCGCCGAAGTCGATCGAGGAGAGCGCCACCGAGGCCGTGATGCAAGTCATGACGCAGATGGTGGACTCAGATTTCGATGGCAATATTGTGGCGGAGTTGAACAGTCACTTCCGCAAGATGCTCTCTAAGATGACCGCGCAGAACACCGCCTGCGAGGCAAAGATCGCGAAGCTGCTGAAGCGCCGAGCGAAGATCAAAGCCAAGGAGGGCGTGGTGAATTTCATGCACCAGATCATCGATGAGGCGATCGGTAAGCTGAAGCAGCGCATCGAAGGTAACAAGCAGCAGGTGCCGTTGTGCGAGATGGCGCTGGCGATCGTTGCGGACTTCACTGACGAGTCGTCGGTTGTCAAAGCTGACGATGATATGTTCGGCGTCATGCTGCAGATCTTGGAATCGCAGCGCGGCGGTAAACGCGGAGGTGCGTATGGATTCTGAGCACATCGAATTGGTGAAGCGCTTCCGCCGCTTGGTGGTCGACGTGCAGGCCAAGGTGACCGAGATGGACCAGATCGTCACCATGCTGGCCGATGAGATACCAACGCGCCAGGTGAAAGAGCAGGATGAGTACGGCGAGCCGACCTGGGCCTACATGGTGAAGGTGGCGATCCCGAAGGACATTAAACTCACGCGCCGGCTGCGCGAGTACGCGGTAGAGGCTGGCTTCCAGGAGAGCGCGGTGTCTGAGCTATGGAATGGTGGGCCCACCTCTGAGGGCTTCGTGCGCTATTACCGGCGCACCGGCAGGAGGTGGCTCAACTGGTCTTTGGTGTGGATGAAGTGGGTGAGAGATGAAAAAGTCAGGAAACACGGGGTTCCCGCGCGAGGTGGCGAGTCGCGCTTCGACCGACTCAGCCGAGTGGGGAAATAAGGCGGCCAACATCGTATGGAAGGCACTGCGTGAATCATTCGGTACATCGTGGATCGACAAATTCGGCACCGAGCCATCGGGTGCCTGGATCGAGGAGATGGGTGGGCTCAAGTACCCACAGATCAAGGGCGCCCTTACCAAAATCAGGAACCACCAGGTTCCGTATCCTGGTTGGGTGCCATCGCTATCTGAGTTCCTGGGCTTCGTGCGCGGCGTCACGGTCGGCGCCACGGTGCATGATCCAGGGCCGCAGCTCGATGCGGTTGAGATCACGGCCAACAAGGTTCTTTTCAGCTACCTACTGAAGCGCAACGCATGTTCAAGCACATCCTTGGCGAAGATGCTGGCAGCAAAGAAGCTGGTGGAGGAGGCGTACCGGATCATCATCACGGAGGAGGAGGTGACGAAGGGGGAATTCCAGGACAAGCTGGAGATCCAGTTCAACCGGGTGTACCAGCCAGCGTCGCCGGAGGAGATCGAAGGCTTCCGGGACCGGCGATTCCATCGATCATCGCGTACTCAGGGGATGTCGAACTCCTCAACGCCAACTGGTCCCTCGACTCAGGCAGAACTTTTGAGGTGAGGTTGATCGAAGCCGATGATGATCCCGATCGAGTGCATCCCCTCAAACAGTACGTGCGCCGCCGTGGTGGCCGAGTTGGACAGCTCTTCCATGGGGTCATCATCCACCATGGTGATAACCATCCGGTCTACGACGACATGGTGCAGTTGGCCGGCTGGGCCGACACCGAGCGAGGAAAAACGGGGCGCTTTTGGCTCGATGAGGAGGCTGAACGCCATCCGTTCGCAGGTTACAAGAAACGCAATGCAAAGGAGCCAGGGTCTCTTTTCGGCTTTGTGCTTGTACAGCTCACCGATGACCATAAACCCGTGGACCAGGATGCGCTGGCCAGTGCGGAGGCGCTTCAGCAGCCGCCAGGGAAACGCAAACTATCGGCCGAGGCGCACCTGATGGTGACCAGCCACTGGTTCGTGCAGTACCTGAAGGAGCGCGTGAAGCAACCCAGATCGGGACCGTGGACCGCGGAGAGCGCCAGGCGCTGGGTGAAGTGGAAGATCCAGATCGAAAGCCTCTCTGACCTGGACCGCAGCGAGGAGAAAGCGCACCGCTTCCATGAGGAGATTCGCAAACCGTTCGCCAAGTGGAGTGGACCGCGTGACCGAGACTAATGCCGAGCAACTGATCGAGATCAACAAGTTGATCGCCGAAATGGAGCCGAAGGACCGCGTGTTCGTGGAGCGCTTCGCAAATCACTTCCGCAGTGTGCTCAAGGAAGGTGGCCATCACGCTGGCTGCGCCTACGCGCAGGTCGGCTGCGAGATGGCCGTCATGGTCGAGCGAGAAGCACTAAGCAACAAGCACTAAATGACGTTCGATGAATCTTATCGGTGGCTGCAGATCCACGGCCTGGATATCGGCCAGCTCGCGCTCAACGGGTACGAGCTGGCCAAGCATGTGATCCTCGCCTATCAGGAGTGGCATGTGGACAAGCTCAACCCGATGAAGCAAGCCAAGCTACTGAAGCTGGTGAACGAGATGGCCCTGGCGAGCCTCACGGACAGTGAATTGGCCGAGCTGCAGCGGCTGTACGGGTTTAAGCTGCATGAATGAAGCGCGTACCGCAGGAGATCCGGGAACATTGGCAGCGAGTAGTAGAGCTGGGCTGCGTCGTGTGCGGCAACATGCTCACCACCATCCACCACGTGCATTCGCGCGAGCTGTCGGCCATGGAGCTAGGTCGCGGGATCTCGCAAAAAGTAAACCATTGGCTGGTCATTCCGCTGTGCGTGAAGCACCACACCGGCGAGGAGGGCGTTGATGTCATCGGAATCGAAAGCTGGGAAAAAAGGTTCGGATCGCAAGTTGACCTACTCCGATCCGTGGGGCATCGAATCGGAATCGACCCATACGAGCGAGCCCGATCTGCTGGACCCTATCGAACAGAGGCCGAACGCAGTTATAAAAAACGGCGGGCCGCAATTGCTCAAAGGGCTGATGCTGCCGCTGCCGCCATCGGCCAATCGGTACTGGAAGAGCTTCCTGATGGTGCGCAAGGGGACTAGGTTCCCGCTGCTGATTGCTTCCATGAAGGCGCTCTACACACACGTGCGGCACATGAATGCGCCAGGCGAGGATGCGGTGGCCTACTCCAAGCACCTGGAGGAAGTCGCCAACCAACGCGGCTTTCGCTTCTTCACCAACAAGCCACTGCGCGTCGACTTGGTAGTGTGCCCGCGTGATCGGCGCTCGATCGATGCGCACAACTACGCGAAGGTGATCCTCGATGTGTTCGAGCACATTGGGGTGTACGAGGATGATGCGCAGGTGGAGGACTTGCGGGTGCGGCTGGGTCCGGTGATCCCTGGCGGGCGAATCCTGGTGTCGCTGTGGGAGATCCAGCCAGAGAAGCAAAAGATTCTCGATGAGGCGTGGCGATGAAGCGTGTGGTGTGGCGCTGCAAGTACCGGCTGAAGCGCGGCCCGCGGGCTGGCCAGATGTGCCAGGCGCCAATCGAGTATTGCTTAGGGCATGTCTCAAACTTCTGCTTGGAGCACCGGCTTCAGGATCTGATCAAGCGGGCCAATGATGCTGCCGCTCAAGCAGCTCCAGGCAGCGGCCCGCATTCTCCGAAGCCTTGATGTACCGCAGGCGCCACTGCGCCAGGTTCTCGACACCGTGCGCCAGGCGGATCTGGGCGACGCAGGAGTGCATGTCCTTCCAGGCGTAGAGATAGCGCTGTCCTTCCGGTGTATCCTCTACCCGGCGGTGAAACTCTCGCATGTCGATGTCTTTGATCATGCAACTCGTAATGGACACGATCTTCTGTGACTCGCTGGAATTTACCATTCCATCGGTCCACCTGACCAATCGCCCCTTCGTGGCGGTCGAGGACAAGGTGCGCTTCGCCTGCGAGATGGTGGGGATCGAGCTGATGAACTACGACACGGCGATGATCATCCCCAAGCCCGACGCCAATAGCGACGCGCGCGTGTACGGCAAAACCTGGATACGAAAACAGCAATGAGGCGCTGGGCGGCTGGATCCAAGAAAGGACGCGAGCCGAACAACGAACGGGAGAAGAAGTTCGCCGATGCGTACCTGCGCTCGCACGACGCGCAAGCCGCGTGGCTCGAAGCGGGTTACTCACCCCACACCGGCACGCGTGAGGCGGCCGTGAAGGTGCAGCTCCTGGCGCCGTACATCGAGCGAACGCAAAACGCCATCGCCAAGGAAGTGAGTAAGGTGTTCGTGCTCGATCAGCAGACCATCCTGGATGAGATGATCGCGGTGGCCTTCGCCAATCCGCAGGACTATATCGATGAGGTGGTGCAGATCGTGGATGGCCAGGAGGTGCGCAAGCACGTGCGCAAACCCATCATGTCGCTCACTCGCTCGCAGGCCGCGGCGATCTCGGAGATCACATTCAACCCGGATGGCACGGTGTCATACGTGCTACCTGGCCCGAAGGAGAAGCACCCCTTCCAGAAGGATCTTGGCCAGCACTTAGGGCTATTCCATCCGAAGCTGATCCAGGAGCATCGCCATCGGCATATGCACGCGCACATCGACATGAAGGATGTCGACCAGAAATCCCTGTTGGGCGCGGAACAAATGCTACTGCAGGCGCTTGGGCACCGTGGGAACCTGCTTTTGGGCTTGCAGCCACACCCGGATGACGAGGACGAGTCGGAAAATATTTGACAGGGAAGGTTATACGGGTAATATTCGCGCCCACAGGAGGTCCAGGGCTGTGCGTGCAAACGTCATTGTGAGAAGCGAATCCAACAGCATCGTTCACCTCGTTGATACCAACATCGACGAGCAGAGCGTGCTGGACGTGGTGGCGCGACTTCGCAGGGACTACGGCGCCGGCTACAAGATCGACCTGGCACAAATTGAATTGGCGCGGCTGGCAGCAGCCACGCAGTGAAAGGCGAGCCGGATTGCGGCGGGTTAACACCGTTAATGCTATCCCCGTCACTGTTGACACGTTCGCCCCTGATTGAAGTATGCGAGCCGGAGCACCGAGGGTTATCTTCCAAATCTGACATCCCTCACCGCACTTACACGTTCGCAGCCGAGTGTGATTCAAGCTGGTTGAGCTGCCTTCGGGTGGATCGATTCAGTGGCAAAAGCCCACCGCATGTACCCGGCGATATAGGGGCAACGATTTTGAAAGGCGAGTCGGAAGTGGTTCGTTATCGACTTGTAATCGAGAGGTCGTGGGTTCGAGTCCCATCGGGTGCTTCGGTGCCTGTAGCTCAGTTGGTCAGAGCGCTAAACGCGGACTGCATTTACACATTCGCCGCTGATTGAGGAAGACGAGCCGGAGTTGAAGGGTTAACGCAAAACTGTGGGTCGTGGGTTCGAATCCCATCATTCGCTTCGGCGGGTGTAGCTCAGTCTGGTAGAGCAATAGTAAAATATCCTTCTGCGCTACACGTTCGTCGTTTGAATTCGGAAGATGGGCCGATAGGGATTGGTTATCTTGGTTAACGTAGGTTCGACTCCTATCGTCACCTGGGCGAAAGCAGAGGTGGCGTAATCCGATCTCGCATTACACGCCCATCGTTGATTTTGGTATTCGGGCCGGAAGGGTCTCGTTATCCTTCGCCAAAACTTGAAGGCTTGGTGTAATCAGGTGCACGCCGTTTCCAACAGGGGACGGAGGATGGGTTCGAATCCCGAGCAAAACGCGAGGTCTGCTGACACGTCCGAATTTGTTTCTTCCACGACTCAGTATGAGAGGGTCCGATCATGGTCAACTACGCAAAGCACGTCTCCCCTGCTGCGACTCCGCAGTCCCAGCCACTTCCTGGCCGCACCGACATGGTGAAGAACGCAGGCGGTGGCTACGTCTTTCAGGTGTCCGACATGGAGCGTGTCCGTCGCTTCCTGATCCTGGGTTCCGAGGGCGGCACTTACTACGCATCCGAAGCCAAGCTCACGCGCGACAACGCGGCCACCGTGCTGGCTGCGCTCGACGCAGATGCGACGAAGGTCATCGACTTGGCGGTGGAGGTTTCCGACAAGGGCCTGGCACCGAAGAACGATCCTGCGATCTTCGTCCTGGCGCTCGCGTCAGTCTCGAAGGACGTGGGCACTCGCCAGTACGCGCTGTCGAAGCTCTCGGAGATCTGCCGCATCCCGACGCACCTGTTCACTTTCGTGCAGTTCCGCCATGATCTGGGCGGTGGCTGGGGTCGTGGTGCGCGCAAGGCGGTTGCTGCCTGGTACACGAAGCAGTCGCCCACGGGGCTTGCGATCAATGCGCTCAAGTACCAGTCGCGCAACGGCTGGGCTCACCGCGATCTGCTGCGCCTGGCGCACCCGGTCACGAAGGATGCTGGCATGGTCAAGGTGTTCGATGCGATCAGCCAGCCAGCGGGTGGCGAGCGTCGTGCGCCGAGCACCTCGAAGACCGAGCCACCGCGTAATCGTGGTGATGGTGCTGGCTGGGAAGGTCTGCGCTCGATCAGCGTGGTGGATGGCTGGCTGAAGATCCAGGCGGGCGATCTGAAGCCTGCGCAGGCGGCCAAGGTCATCACGGACCATCGCCTGCAGCGTGAGTTCATCCCGACCGAGCTGCTTACCAGTGCAGAGGTGTGGGAGGCATTGCTGCCGAACCTGGGTTACACGGCGCTGCTGCGCAACCTGGGCACCATGTCGAAGGTGGGGCTGCTCGCTCCATTGTCGGCCGCCTCGAAGTACGTGCAGGCCAAGCTGGGCGAGGGTGAGTCGATCACCAAGGCTCGCGTGCATCCGTTCAGCGTGCTCCTGGCGCTGCGTACGTATGCACAGGGCCATGGCTTCAAGGGCAGCAACACCTGGACGGTGGTGCCGCAGGTAGTCGACGCACTGGATTCGGCGTTCGATCTGTCGTTCGGCAACATCGTGCCAACCGGCAAGCGCTTCATCCTGGGCATCGACGTCTCCAGCTCAATGTCCACGCAGATCAACGGTAGCCCGATCAGCTCGGCAGAGGCGGCGGCGGCGTTTGCGATGATCACGGCGCGCACCGAGCCGGCTTATGGTGTGTTTGGCTTCACGGATCGCTTCCAGGATCTGAAGGTGACGGCGCGCGATTCGCTGGCCACGGTGTGCACGAAGGTGCAGCAACGCAATTTCGGTTCGACCGACTGCGCGGTGCCGCTGCGCTGGGCTCGTCAGAACAAGGTGGTGGCCGATGCGGTGCTCGTTTACACGGATAACGAGACGCACGCGGGTCCGACGCACGCGCTGACGGAGCTGCAGGCGTACCGCAAGGAGTCGAGCATCAACACCAAGCTGGGCCTGGTGGCGTTCACCGCGACCGCGCATTCGGTAGCAGACCCGACCGATGCCGGCTCGATGAACTTCGTGGGCCTGGATGGTTCGCTGCCTCAGGCGATTGCGGCGTTCGTGACTGGCTGATACGGTGGCGGCCTGGTAGCAACCTGGTCGCCATCTCTAACTCAACTGAAGGAGGTTCCCATGACGAAATGAAGCCGATAAGGAGGCAACGTCATGGCCCACAAAGAGGGCAAGAAGAACCGCAAGTACGCCAGCAACAAGGTGGTGTGCGCGCGTTACCGCAGCGAGGGGCGCCAGGAGAAGAACCGCAAGCGCCGCATCCTGCGTCACCTGAAGAAGTTTCCCAACGATCTGTCCGCGCTCAAGGCTCTGCAATAGCGCGGCAACCAGGATTGATCAGCCAGGGATGGCCGTTAGGGGATTAGCTCAGTCTGGTAAGGGGATGCCGGACTCGAACCGACGACCATTCGCTCCCAAAGCGAACGCTCTTAGCAGCATCCGGGTTGTGGTAGATTTCCGTCCCATCTCACATAACGAGGTGGCCCATGCCCAACCGCAGCATCCGCGACGAGCGCCAAGAGTACGGCCGTCCCAAGGTCGGACCCGCCGACCCAGCCACCATCCACGCCAAACTAGAGGAGCGCCTGGCCGAGCGTGAACCAGCGCCGCCGAAGGCCGCAGCCCCCGCCGAGACACCCAGCCCAACCAAGGATCTTTCCCTGGTCGGCGCGGCCGGCAAGATCCGCGGGCGCAAGTCGAGGATCGATGAGGCTTCCGATTTCTGATGACTGTGGCGCTCGCCGAGATCCCCAAGGAGCTATCCGCGATTGACCAGGTGAAGCTGGTCTTCATCGACGGGCTGAACGCGCGCATCGAGAAGATGTTTCCGAGCCGCTACAAGGCGGCCGAGTTTCTGGACCAGGGGCAGGACACCCTGAGCTTCGTGCGCCACCGGCAGTACAACAAGGTCTCATTGGCCTGGCTGGTGCAGCAGACCGATCGCCTGGGAGCGAAGATCACGATCACGATCGAATAGCTCTCTCCCCACGGGAACCCGTGCGATGCTCGATGAACACACCGCACGGCTGATTGCCGGCGAGAAGAAACCAACTCCCATTCAATTACTCACGATGGTTGCGGCCGAGCGTATGCGCCGCGAGTTCATCACGTTCGCGCAGCGTGCCTGGCACATCATCGAGCCGAAGTCCTGCAAGTGGAACTGGCACATGGATGCTATCGCCGAGCACCTGGCGTACGTGACTACCGGGGATATTCGCTTCCTGATGGTGATGATCCCACCGCGCATGTCGAAGTCGCTGCTGTGCACGGTGCTGTGGCCCGCCTGGCACTGGTTGCAAAAGCCGCAGACGCAGTTCATCTGTGCGAGCTACAACGCAAATCTCTCCCTGGGTCACTCCGCGCTCTCGCGCCGCATCATCGAGTCTGGCTGGTTCCAGCAGTTCTACGCGAATGAGTGGTACCTGTTGCCCGATGAGAATCGCGTCGACAAGTTCCGCAACTCGATGGGCGGCTACCGGCTCACCACCTCGGTCGATGGGCGCACCACCGGTGAGGGCGGCGATGTCCAGTTAGGCGATGACTTCCACGATGCGAAGAAGGTCGAGTCCGATGCGGTGCGGCAATCTGCGCTCGCCTGGCACGACAACGCCTGGCGCTCGCGCGTGAACGATCCGAACAACTCGCAAAAGGTCTACATCGCGCAGCGCACGCACGATGCTGATGTCATGGGCCACGTGATCCAGCAGGAGGGCCAGCGCTGGGTGCAGCTGTGCCTTCCCATGGAGTTCGATCCCCACCGCAGGTGCATCACGTATCTGAACAAGGGCCGCGGGGATATCAAGGACAAGGAGATCTTCCGCGATCCGCGCGTGAAGGAGAACGAGCTACTGAACCCAAAGCGCTTCAACAAGGAAACTTCCGCGATAGAGAAGGCTTCGGGCATGACACCGCGCGCCTGGAACGCGCAATACCAGCAGCAGCCCGAAGGACAGGGCGGCCTGATCCTGAAACGGCACTGGTGGCGGCAGTGGGTGTATCCGGACTGGCATGAACTCGCCGGCCAGGATCGGCCGTTGCCTGACTTCTTCGAGGTCATCCAGGTTTACGACACCGCGTTCGAGACCGATGAGGAGGCGGACTTCTCGGCCATGACGTGCTGGGGCTTGTTCACATATCGAGAGAATGATCGCAACCCGAAGACCGGGCTCATGCGTGAGGGGCAGCAGCGCGTGTGCGCCATGCTGCTGGACAAAATGTGCGATCGATACGCTTATCCAGAGCTGCGCGAGAAGGTGATTTACTACGACAATGAATACGCACCGGATTGGGTGTTGATCGAGAAGAAAGCGAGCGGGCATTCTCTGATCCAGGAGCTGAAGCGCAAGAAGATCCCCATCAAGGCGGTGAAGCTCACGGATGGCGGGGATCTGATCGCGCGCGTGCATGAAGCGTCCCTCATGCTGTACTCGGGCTGCATCTGGTACGTTCCAAGGCAGTGGGCGTACAGCGTGATCGACTCGGCCGCCAAGTTCCCAGCCGGCGCGCACGATGACTTGGAGGCGACGCTTGCCATCGCCTGGCAGTACATGCGCCGCTACTACGATCTAACCCTGCCAGATGATGAGCCGATCGATGAGATCAGTCCCTTCCGCTGGAAGCGCGAGCGTCGCAGTTACGCTTGAAAAAAGTTGACACGGTAATATTACCCGTATTACCTTCTACCTCGACGAAGCACATCGCTTCAGTTGGTTCACCGGCGCCGAGTCCGGTATCGAGGATCTAGCAATGTCAACTCTCACACAGGCTTCAACGCAGTGGATGAATCGCCCTTCCGACCAGCGTTTCACCTCGCTCATCGAGCTGAACGCACACTGTCTGGAAGCTCGCCGCACCTCCATCGCCAAGACTCTCTCCTCCCGCGGGATCACTGCGCAGCCGGTCGATGGCCAGCGCGATGGCCTGCAAGTCATCGGTCCTAACGGTGGCGCCGTCAACCTCACGCATTGGTCTTTCGGGCAGCTCGCGCAACGCGCTGGCGCACCCGCAGGCTACCTGCGTGATCTGCCTTCGCCGATCGCAGCCGACTGCATCAACTACGGGCTCAAGTACCACCGCGATGTCGAGGATCTGGGCATCCTGCTTCACCAGAATGGCGGTCCTGCCGAGCTACGCGCGGTCACCGGCCCGAACTATGGCCGCGTGTGGAACAACACCATCACGGATTCCCTGGTCAAGCGCTTTGGCGATGGCGTCACTGGTCACTTCCGCGTCCCTGGCGAGTTCGGCAAGCGCGTGGATGTCACCAAGGCCAACACGACCCTCTACGCTTCGGACCGCGACATGTTCGTGTTCCTGGCTGATGAGGAGAACCGCATCGAGATCCCGAACCGTCGCGATGGCCAGGCTGGCACGCTCGCTCGTGGCTTCTTCGTGTGGAACTCTGAGGTGGGTTCAACCTCCTTCGGGATCGCGATGTTCCTGTTCGATTACGTGTGCTGCAACCGCATCGTGTGGGGCGCGCAGGGGTACGAGGAGATCCGCATCCGCCACACCACGAGTGCGCCTGATCGTTGGATCGAGGAAGTGGTTCCGGCCATCGAGGCATACGCTTCCAGCTCCGCGGTGCCGGTGCGCCAGGCGATCATGGCGGCGCAGGCCAAGCGCCTGGATGATATCGATTCGTTCCTCAAGGGCCGATTCAGCAACACGCAGGTGTCGGGCATCAAGGCCGCGCACATGGCGGATGAGCAGCGGCCTATAGAAACCCTCTGGGACGCAGCCACAGCCGTCACGGCCTACGCTCGCGGCATCCAGTACCAGGACGAGCGGGTCAAGCTCGAACGCGAGGGTGGCAAGATTCTCAAGCTCGCTGCCTGAGTCTCCTGCTGTGATGCGCCTGCCTTTCGGGGGCGCATCCACAAGGAGATTCACATGACGAGGATTATTCACGTGCGCAAGCGCATCGCTGAAGGGTTCGATTATCGCGTGCAGCAACCAGCCGCGCGTCCGGTCGCAGACTGGCGGGCCGACGCTGCCGCTGCGCTCGCCGAGGGCGGGATGCGCCGGGTCGAGAATGGCGAGACGTTCATCAAGGACCGTGCTGGCAAGATTCTCTTCGAGGTCTACGCATTCGTATGAAGCACGAAACCGAACCTGAGACGCGCGCCGGCAACTGCTGCGGCTGCCACACCTGGCCGGTGCTGCTGTTCAGGGTGCCTGGTCCCTTTCGCTATCGCTGCGCCGCGTGCTTCGAGAAAGAAACCGGTGCGCCGCACCACCTGGCGCCGCGCCCGGTCACCATCGCTGATCACATGGGAGCACAATGATGTACGCCAACGATGATTCTGTAAGCCTGGGCCGCAGCGTGATCAACATCGCCAAGGGCATTGCCTGCCTGGGCGCGATCGTCCTGGGGCTGATCTTCCTGGCCGTGCATCGCGAGTGAGCCCTGCCTTCAAGCTGTTCCTGTGGGCCATGATCTTTATGGCCTGCAGCCTTTCACTCTGGATACTCGAATGAAGCCACGAATCCCGATCACGCTACGCCAGCTCTCCACCTATGCGGTGTACTGGTTCGATGCGCGCGAGCGCAACATGCTTTCGCTCGGGCGCTGGTATCAGTGTTGGGCATTCCGTGCTGGCTCCCCTGAGCGTAGCGCGCACAACCTGCAGGACTTGCGCGACACGATCGACCTGGCGCGCTATCGGCAGATCGAGTTCACGCGCCGCAATCATTGCAAGATCCCGAAGCGGCGTCTGCGCTTGGTGCGAAGCGTGAGGGCCGCACAGTGAGGTACGAGATCCAGGAGATCCCTGGCTACGGCGGCGGCTACCGCATCACCGACACCATCGGGGATAATCGTGTGGCCACCTGTTGGGACCCGCACAACGCCAGGCTGATCGTCTCCGCGCTGAACGCCTTCAACGGTACGCACGACTGCGACAACGCCAAGCCCTGCGATGCGGCGCATCCCTGGCGCTGCCGCAATCAGCGCGCCATGACGCCTTGCCTGTGCCTATGCCACCGGCCGGCGGACGTATGAGCAAGATTCGCTACGAGCAGCGCACCGTCACCGCGGCGATCGCTGGCATGGGCGTTGCGTTCGCGGCCAACTTCAGCGGGGACGAATACATAATCGTCGCCGCGGACATCAACGCGCTGGAGAAAGCCTGGCGCCGCATGTGCACCGACAAGGCGCCGCTGCTGGATATCGAGAAACTCAGGCAGGTGGCGGTCTTCGGCCGCGCCTCCACCATCATTCACGTAGAAGGGGAGTCGTATGCTGTGGCGTCTGATCGGGTGGGTGGTGACGAGGCCGCGGATCACGGATTGGCTGATCCGGCGGGCGCAACGGCGCCCCTTCACGCACCTGAAGGGCTACATGAACCGCTGGTGGCTGTTCAACCCGCGCTGGCACCTAAGCCGCTGGCCGCTGAAGTCCCTCCCAGCGATCCGCATTCACCAGATCCTGCGTCGGGATCTGGATCCAGCTCTGCATGATCACCCCTTCGACTGGCGCACGATCGTGCTGCGTGGCTCCTACATCGAGGAGGATGTGTTCGGGGATCTCGCGCCGCGCTATGTGGGGGACACCTGCTTTCGGCGCGCCACCGAGTTTCACAACATCATTCATGTTTCCCCTGGCGGTGTGTGGACGCTGTTCATTTGCGGCCGCAAGGTTCAACGCTGGGGATTCCTGGTTGGGACGCCGGCACGCAAGGTATGGCATCGACGCCACAACCAGGAGCGCGCCCCGCTAACCGATGAGGTGAGTCATGCTGAGTAAGGTTCTCTCCTTCTGCCTGGCCGCTGCCATGGTGGGGATCTGCCTCACTGCCAGCACCTGGCTGATCTTCTCCATCTGCGTAGTGCTGTGGGCGATCGACCATTCGGGGATGCTCAAGTCATGAGCGAGCCATTCCACGTGGGTGAGATCGTGCTGACACAGAACCTGCCGGCCTACTTCGCCCCCAACCTGGTCGACGGCCAGGAGGTCGAGGTCTGCGCCCTGGAGGGCCACCACCTGGCGATGCTGAAGGGCGAGCTTGGCGTCTTCACCGGTTTCGTGGTCAGCGATTTGCTCGGCGACCAGTATGGGGTTTGCCGTAACCATCTGCGCAAGCGCCAGGCACCGCAGGATTCGCGCACCATCACCACCTGGGACGAGTGTCCCTTCCAACCCGCCAAGGAGCCCGCCGTATGATCAAGTCACGATTCTCAGAGTGGGGCGAGACCGCGGAGCACCGCGCCCGCCTGGAGCGCGTAGAGCGCACCCGCACAGACCGCTCACTACGTATCCGCCAGCGCCAGATCGACGCCCAGCGCCGCCTGAAGGAAGAGCTGGCCACCATGACAGCCAATCCCTTCGCTGTCCGCGAAGGCCACACCACTCGCTGACCTACACCCATGTCAGTAGGTAACAAGGCGGCTGGGGTTGAATGCGCTCGCCTCATCCGTGAGGGTGGAGTTCGCAACGTGGATCTCGCCGCCGTGATCGGCGTACACCCCAAGCGGATCTCCCAATGGAAGCACCAGCGCCATCCTCCAGCCGCCTATGCCCCTGCTGCCATCAAGTGGGGCCTTTTGGTGCTCGGCAAGTCAGTGAAGATCAAACCATGACGCAACCCTTTCTTTCTCCTGAAGATATCAAACTCCTGTTCGAAGTGAATGGGATCACCAATGACACCACCTTCCTGGTCGATCAGTTGGGCGCCAAGGCCAACTACTCGATCCCCTTCATCCTGGCGCGCGTGGATGAGATCCCGCAGGTGTGGGGCACGACATCCACCAATGAAGCCGAGGTGCGCTGGGCCGTCACCAAGCGCTTCCTGGAGCTGCTGGCCGCAGAGGTGAGGCGGCTGCAGCTCATTGAAAAGGTTTACACGCAACTACTCCTGAAGGTCGGACAGTGAGCATCTCTGAAGCCTTGGACGCGGTGCATACGCTGCATCGGCGCTACGGGACCGGCATTCACTGCAGCCAGCCGACCTGCAGCGTGTGCGCCTGTTTCGCCCTGGCCAAAGAGGTCGAGCGGTTGAGGGTCAAGGCCAAGCTGTGCACGCACTGCGATGAGCCTATGGTTGACGGGATCTGCGCCAGATGCAGCCTGTGACGCAAGATTCCACCGGTAGAAGCTCAACACGCGCCGCGTTCCAGCAAAATTCACGAGCCGCTATAGCAGGTAATTGCGTGAGGAGCCCATGAGCGACTACACCCCCGAGGAGCTGGCTTTCATCGAGCGCATGAAGGGTGAGGCGATTCACTGCCTGGTCAAGATGCCAACCGGTGAGTGGGCTGGGCTGCACCAGTTCTTCTTCACCACGGGTCTGCTGCTGGGTGTGACCGACATGGATGCGTACCGCATCCGGTACTGTTACCAGGATTCGCGCCAGGCGCTGATCGCGCTGCTGGCCTGGGATGGTCAAGGCCGCCCGCCCGGTCCCTGGATCAAGGAGAAGGGCCGGCGCCTGGACGGCACCTATGCCGATAACACCAACCCCAACCTGGAGAAGCCCGATGGAGATGCCGACGTACAAGGTTGAGATCTGTCTGCCGCAGCTGCGCTGGCGCTCGCCATTGCGCCGTGCTGGTCACAATCTGATTGTGCCGCCCACGCTGCAACAACGCTGGGAGGTGCAGATGTTCCAGTCCCGCCTGGATGGCAAAGATGCCTGGATGGAGTCGCGCGAGGAGTGGCGCGATGTTCCCGTGGTGGGTGCGTGAGCTGGTGGCGCCTCCTGGCTGGCTTCTGGAACTTCGTCACCATGTGCTTCTGTTCTTGGTGCGCGTTCTACATGCCTGGAGATGGGATTTATCGCCTGTACATGACGCTTCTCGCGTGCCTCAACGCCTACTGCGTGAAGCGCTCGCTCTTCCCGCCTGGGTGATCTAGGATCGGCCACGGGATAAGCCGTGAGTGCCCAGCGGAAGTGCGTCTGCTATGAGACACGGGCCGGTCGACCGCTAAACCGCGGCAGTGAGGGGATGGCGTTAGGTCACCCTGGGAGGTTTTCGATGGCTCCTGGGTTGACCGCTCCAACCGTCTGACCTGCACCCACCCGCCGAGCTGCCAGACAGCCGGCGGGGTTCCTTGTCATAATCCAGCAGCGTGTTTCGTGATACCCTCCACGCCCATGACCATGCGCGCCCATCATCATCCGCATCGCCATCATCATCCCCATCCGATACCGGCGTTCCCAGCCCACATCGAGCTACTGATTTTACGTATCCGTTTCCGAAGGAGTCATAACGTGACCACCGCAACCCTGACCTGGACGAACCCCACCGCTCGCATCGACGGCTCGCCGCTCGATCCAAGCGATATCCTGTTTCTGGAGATCTTCGATGACACGGGCGATGGCAGTGGCCCGGTGCTGATCGGCTCGCCCACCGGCCCGGACACCGACTTCACCACGCAGGCGCTGGCGGTCGGCTCCCACACCTTCACGGTCGTGGTGAACGACACCACCGGCCACAAGTCCACCGCATCCAATGCAGCCGTGGTCACGGTACCAGCGACGCAGGCGATCCCCGAGGCGGTTGTCGACCTGGCGGCGGTGCTCAACCCGTAAGTGCGAGCCCACGGTGGCCACGGATGGCCTCCGCTCACTTGAAGTGGCAGCTAAGTAAGCCGGCAGCCAGCGCCGCATAGACTCCCCGGCAGCTATCCCACGAGCTGCCCAATGGCCACACCTGCCGCAAGCCTGCCTCCCAAGGCCAATGGTCAAGCGCGCGTCCAGCGCAATGACGATGGTTCGATCACGGTTGGCGATGACCAGGAAGGGCCACGCATCCCGCAGGCCGGCGAGTTCGATGAGAACCTGGCCGAGAAGCTGGAGACGCACGCTCGCAAGGCACTCGCCAGGCGCCTGATCGAGTATCGCGACGCGGACAAGGCCAGCCGCAAAGATTGGGAGATGCGCGAGCAGCGCGCTCTCAAGCTGATGGGCATCATCGACATCCCGCCCGAGGATGAGGATGCATCGCCGGGTGTCCACCAGGTGGTGCACCCGATGCTCATGGAAGCCGCGGTGCAGTTCAACGCCCGCGCGATCGGGGAGATGTTCCCGCCCACCGGCCCGGTCAAGGGCCAGATCGTGGGCAAGCCGACCAAAGAGCGCGACGCACAGCGCGAGCGCGTGGTCGACTTCATGAACTACTACCTCACGCAGATCGACAAAGGCTACTTCGCCGACACGGACCAGATGCTGCTGTATCTGCCTCTCTCGGGCAGTGCCTTCCGCAAGACTGGCCAGAATTGGGTGACGGGCCTGCCGGAGCTGCGCTACATCAAGGCGACCAACTTCATCGCGCCCTACTCGGGCACCGATCTCACCACGATGCCGCGGTACTGCCACGAGTACACGATGACCGGCCAGGACATCAACCGCGCCGCCGAGCTGGGCACCTTCATCGAGACCGACATGATCACGCCCACCATGGGCACGGTGGAGCACTCGAAGACCGCGGACACCGCGGACCTGCGCCTGGTATCGCTGCACGAAGATGACTTCCTGGGCAAGATGCTGGAGTACCACATCGACCTGGTGATTCAGGAAGATCCGCTCACCATCAGCAAGGACACCAAGACCGGCGAGGTGAGCCGCACCGGCCAGGTGTATCCGTACATCGTGATCGTGGAGGAGGAGAACGAGGAGGTGCTGCTGGTGCGCCGCAATTGGCGCGAGGGCGATAAGAAGTTCCGCAAGCGTCAGTGGTTCGCGCATCACAAGTATCTGCCTGGCCTGGGCTTCTATGGCTTCGGACTTCCCCATCTGATCGGCTCGCTCGGCCGCGCTGCATCTGGCGCTGTGAATGCGCTCCTGGACTCTGCGCTCGCCGCCAACATGCAAGGCGGCTTCAAGACCCGCGAGGGCCGCGCTGCCGGGTTAGCGGGGGAGCTGCGACTGAAGCACGGGCTATGGCAGGACGTGGATGCGACCTACGAGGACATCGCGAAGTCCTTCTACACGCCAGACTTCAAACAGCCGAGCCCAGCGCTCTTCCAGTTGCTGGAGGGCCTGGTGCAATCCGGCCAACGCTTCGCGGGTACCACCGACGTCGCTGCTGGGGATGCGGACAACACCGGTCCCGTGGGTACGACCCTGGCGCTGATCGAGCAATCACAGAAACCGCAGTCCGCGATTCATAAGCGACTGCACGCCTCCTTCGGGGATGAGTTCGAGATGCTGGCCGACCAGATCCACGACTTCATGCCCAACCGCTACGTGTACGAGCGGGATGATGATCAGTCGAAGTTCATTCTCAAGCAGGACTTCGATGGCCGGGTGGATGTGATCCCGGTCTCAGACCCGAACATCTACTCCAACCAGCAGCGTATCGCCCAAGGCCAGGCGGTGATCGAGCTGCAGAACTCCCGGCCCGATATCTACCCGCCGCAGGCAGTGGTCGAAGCACACAAGCGCTTCATGGTCGCGATGCGCGTGCCGGACGTGGACGCCGTGGCACCGAGTGTCGAGACGCCCAAGTATCTGGACCCGGTATCCGAGAATGGCCTGATGACCGTGGGTAAGGGTGTGCGTGCTTTCGAGCAGCAGAACCACGTCGGCCACATGGCAGTACACGAGAACGCGCTGGCATTCATCCGCGCCAAGCCAATGAAACCCGAAGAACTGCAACAGTTGGAGACGGTGTTCTCCTCGCACATTCGCGAGCACATGGCGCTGTACTACCGCAGCCTGGTGATGAGCCAGGCGGGTATCCAGGCGCCACCGCTGGGCCCGGATGGAATGCCGCAGGAGTTGGATCCACAGATGGAAGCGCAGATCACTGCCGCGGTCATGAAAGCCCTGCCGCAGCCACCGCCACCAGCCGACCAGGAAGGCCAGGGCGACAACGGCGAGGCCGCAGCGATCGAAGCCAAGACGCAGGCCGCCATCAAAGCGAAGGACATGGAAGCGCAGGCGAACGTTGCGCGCGATGAGGAGGAGTTCATTTCCACCGAAGGGCGAGCGCAGATCGCCTGGGAGAACGAGCAAGCCAGGCTGCAGGCTGCGTTCGATGCCGAGGAGGCACGCAACCAGGTGTCCTTGCAGCGCGACCAGGACCGGGCCGATGCGGAGGCTGAAGCGGGTATCCAGCGCGATGAAGCGGCAACCCATGCCAAGGTCAAGGGGATCGAGCAGACCGGCGCCGTCAAGAGCGAGCTGCAGCTGCGCCAGGGGAGCCAGAAACTCAACACCGAGCGCAAGGTGGGTGAACAGAAGGTCGAGCTGGCCGGCAAGGCAGGCGAGCAAAAGATCGACCAGGCGGGCAAGCAGGGCGATCAGAAGCTGGAATCCACGAAGAAGATGGATGACCACAAAGTCAAGGCCGCCCAGCGCCAGACCAACACGAAACTCGATGGCGATCGGCGTGGCAGCGCGCAGGAGTTGGAGCACAATGACGCCTCGCACAAGCAGCAACTGAGCCAGGCCGAGGAAGCTGCGGCGCAGGAGCGTGAGAACAAGGACAAGGCGGCCAGCCAGGATCGGGACGTGAAGGGCCGCGAGTCGAAGCAAAAGCTGGACACCACGGCCAAGATGGATCGGCAGAAACTCCAATCCGCCAAAGAGCAGGCGAGGGCGAAGAAAGCCAATGCGGCCAAATCCAAGGGCAAGAAGTGAATGCGGCACGCAGGCGCCGGATATGTGCGACCCCTACGCGATCCACGTCTACCCGGCGCATAACGGGGAGCCAGAGCATCACACTGACGGCGGGGACGCTGCCGGCAAATGCTGGTGCGATCCCATCCGGCGCGATGAGGGTGACAGCGTGATCTGGCTGCACCGCAGGACGCACTGAATGACCGTCACCGCACCGGAAGTCCGCGCCGCCAAGTCCTTCCTGCGCCAGAACGTGAAGGCCGGCACCAGGGATATCCCGCCGCGCAAGTTCGCCATGGCCGCCAAGGAACTGAAGGTGCCATTCAAGCAGTTGATCGCCTTCCTTGCCCGCCTGGCGGACGAGGGGCAGAATGATGGGCGCTATCGCCTGCAACGTATCCAGCAAGAAGCTCAACGCGAGGAGTGAATCATGGCTTACGGTAAATCCAAGCTCGGTCCCACCGAGAAGATGCGCACGGGTCGGATGGAGATGCCCACCGGTGGCGGTCCAGCCAAGAATGTCGCCGGCACGGGCTCTCCTGCCAGCGGCTCACCGAAGATGAGCACCATCATGGGCCACGGCGAGCGCTGCGCCACCGCGGAACACACCATGGGCAAGGGCCACAAGTCGTGATCGTTCCAACCGTTGGCCGCGTGGTGTGGGTTGTGCGGCCCACCGATACGAACGACATCCGTCAACCCGAGATCGGTCTTATCGCCTACGTGCATAGCGAGCATTACATCAACGTGGCTGGCTTTGACCACAACGGACAGCCTTTCTCGCTCACATCATTGCCGTTGGTGCAGGAAGGCGAGCCGAAGCCCGAGGGCAACTTCGCTGCGTGGATGCCCTACCAGGTTGGCCAGGCGAAGAAAGATGCCGCACCGGTATGAGGGGATAAAGCGCTCGATGCGTGAGAAGTATCCGAACGCGCCGTTGGAGGAGATCAAGACGCGCGCTTCGAAGATATACGAGTCCACGCGCAAGCCTGGTGAGATCCACATCCAGACAGCGGCCAAGCGCGAGCGGCACCGCAAAGTCGGGCGTGGCAATTGACGCAGCACCTGGTCGGACCGACCATCTGATGTATGGCGCGAGTTATCGAAGGTCCGTATTGGGATTACCGGGATCGCGATCGAGCGATGGTATACATCGAGCGCGTGGAGATCGACTCGATGGATCGTGAGGAGATCCGTTACCCCACCCAAAACAAGACCTACAGCCGCGCTGGCCAGCGGATGATGGACATCTTCCGTGCCTACGATGAGCTGTATCCCAACTCCATGATCAAGAGCCCGCACATCCAGGTGGAAAACAACTTAGAGCGCGATACGCGCATCTACACATTCACCTTCACGCGCCGCGCGCAGCCGCACGAGTACGCAGAACCGAAGCCTGAGACAGCCACCGAAGTGATGACCAGGCAGATGAAGGAGATGGTCGACCGTGAGATGACGAGCTTCAAAATCAGCTTCGATCCAGCCAGGGGCGGCGACGATCGCACCGCGCAGGTGTGCATCGAAGCGGATGGCGAGGTGCGCGATCTCACGCCCTGGAAGAAGCAGGACGATGACTCGATCAACCCTGGAGCCTGGAAGCCATGAGCCGCATCCCACATCCCGATGAGCTGCAGTGCTGGCGATCGGATTTCAAACAGCGCTACAAGCGAGCGCACACGCCGCCTGCCGAGCTGATCATTCCGACGAATGACTTCCAGGATGACCGGCCAGAGTTCGATAGCCCTGAAGCAGCGAAGACGTGGGTCGAGGGCCAGGAGGCCGCCACCTTCCGCTTCAGTAAAGGCATGGATTCATTCGGCGCTTCAGCGCACGCCAGGGGTGAAGGCTTCGCGCGTGGTTGGGATCACCATCCCGCCGACGCCAACCCGCACCCCGATGGTACCGATGAGTTCTACTCGTGGTACGCGGGTTGGTTGCAGGGCCAGCACCGGTTGCCAGGCCGATGATCGAGCCCGCTGCAGCCATCCATAAATGGCGCACGCTTGCCGAAGAGCGCCGCCAGGACATGCTGGAGAAGATCGCCAACGCACTGCCAGAGCGCACCTACCTGGTCAATTGTGGCGCACTCAAAGAGCTGGATTTCCAGATCGCGCTGATGCACAACATACTCACCGGTAAAACCGAGAAAGGGGACGAGGATGGCGACGACAAAGATTGATATCGATCAGCCGGCACGCCAGGCGGCGCAACAGAAGAACTTCGATCGAGTGCGCGAACAGCTGTATCCGAAGCTGCCGCTGCAGCCGGCCTTCTGGTCGGTGCTGCTCGAACCCCTGGAGCCAAAGGAAACCTCCGTTGGTGGCATTGTGCTGGCCAAGCCAACGCAGGATGCTCAGAAGATCCTCACCACCATTGGCCGCATCCTCGCGATCGGCTCGCTCGCCTTCACCGGCAAGACTGCTTCGGGGTTGAGCCTGTCGGATGAAAAGCTGAAGTTCGCAGTCGGGGATCACGTGCTGTATCAACGCTACACCGGCCAGGAGTTGTACTTGTACAGTAAGGGCCAGGAGGAAGATCGGCGGCTGGTGATGATCACCGACTCCGAGATCTTGGGCTTGGTGAGCGATCCGAGCGCGTTCCGGATTTATGTATAGCCCACCTGAAGCATTTTCACCCTTCATCCCGCGCGACCTTGCGCCTGGTGAGTTCCAGATGTTTTGCGGTAAATGCGGGTGGCGCGCACCGCGCAATGCGGTGTGTGTGAATGAATGCGGTGGCTGCGGTAAGTGGGGACTGCTGATCGCGAGCGAACGCAAGTGTTCGAAACCATCGTAGATGTATTGCGCGTCCTATGGCAGCAGTGGTGGTGCGAGCACTATGATCTGACCATCGAGCGGCGCCCCCACCACGGCCGCGCGCATGTCCTGGTGACCAAGCGGTGTCCGCACTGCCAATGGCACGATCAATTCGTGGTGAGTCTGGATACGGGGAGAATCTACCGATGAGCGATGCGAACCAAGTGCCTTACACCGACGAAGAGACAGCTCTGTTGAACGAGCACACCGCGCTGTGCCATGCGATGCAATCCGGCGTGGCGATGGAAATGAACTACCCGGAGCGCGCGAGTGCTACTGAACCCAAGCACCTGCGCGTGGGCGTCAATGTCGCGATGACCGATCATGCCGCCCTGGTGGCGTTGCTGATAGCCAAGGGCTTGATCACCAGGCTGGAATACCTCACCGCGATCCGCGACATGATGAAGCTCGAAGTGAAGCGCTACGAAGCCAGCATCTCCGCGCGCAACGGCACCAACATCACCCTGGGCTAGTGCAGCGCCAGGTAGTTGCCGCCGACCAGTAGCGCGAGCACCCAGCACGCCAACCCTAGTGCAATGAGGTTGATCTTGGTCGGAATGGGGAACATCGCCAGCACGAAGGACACAAAGGCGATGACCAGAAGCAGCAGTGAAATGGACATGGAAGTCTCCTTGTAGCTGCCTGCCCAACGCGCATCGGACCATTCAAGGTCCGCCATACTTGAACCCGCAGCTAAGTAACGTCCTCATACTTTGCGGATATCGTCACGCGCATTCCCAGCTCGATCTGGAGTGCGTGTGCCAAGCCCAAACGATAATCCTGCTAACCGGAAGTGGACTCCTCCGGATGAGCAGCGTCCCGCGGTTGATGTGAATCTGGACGAAAAGGACGCCTCCAAAGCCATCGCGCGTCATTCGCAGGAAGCAGCCCATCTGCCTGAGTCGGAAGATGACACGGCAGAGGATCGATTCCTGAACCGCTCGCGCGCTGTCAAAAAGCGCATTGCACGGATTCAGCGGCAGTTCGATCAGCGCCTGGCCGACCAGGATGCGGAGCGCCAGCGAGAGATCGCCTCACTGCGTGAGGAGGTCAACGGCCTCAAGACACGCAAGACCGAAGCTCCCGCGGTGGATGAGGCAGCTCACGAGCGCGCCATCGCTGCGTTGCAATCCGACCTGGCCGCCGCCCACGAGGCTGGTGAGTCGAAGAAGGTTGCCGAGCTGACGGCCAAGATCAATCGCCTGGAGGGCGAGTATTGGCACAAGAAAACGGTGGCGCAGTTGGGCAACCAAACGCCAGCGGAACCAGCGAAGACGCCGGCACGCCAGGAGCAGCGCCCCGCAGCACGGCAGAACGCCGCCGATGGTGCGACCGCCGAGGCGAAGCGCTGGATGCGCGCGAATGAGGACTGGTGGGAGGACCCTGAGTTTGCAGGTGAGAAGGCGTACGCGAATGCGACCTTCACCAAGCTGGTTCAGGAAGAGGACATGGACGCCGATGATCCGGAGACCTATGCCGAGCTGGGCAAGCGGGTGGCGAAGAAGTTCAAGGACATCGAGGTCATCGACCCAGACGCCAAGCGAGCCAAGAAGCGCAAGGCGAAGGAAGTCGATGAGGATGATGAGGATGAGGAGCTGGAGCCGCGCAATCGGCGCCAGGCACCGGTGATGCAGGTTGATCGTGGCAACACGCCATCCGTCCGCAGGGGACGCAGCGTGACGCTCACGGCCAGCGATGTGCAGAACATGAAGCAGTTCGGCCTTGATCCGTCGAACGACAAGCATGTGCAGCGCTACGCGGCCGAAGTCCAAGCGACCAACGAGGCATGAAACCGATGAAAGCAGATGACGTTGTTGGCGCGGGCGCAACCCGCGAGCAAGCGAAGCCAGAACTCGCACGCCAGGCGCGACAGCGCCGCGGCAAACGTGCGGATGGCGATGTTCACAAGGTGAGCCACACGGTTCACACATCCCGCTTACAGGAAGCGGCCGAGCGCACAGAGGTGGTTCAGCCGGTGACTAAGAAGCGGTGGCAGCGAGCGACGGCATTGCCGGCGATGGTGGCTCCTGAAGGTTGGCGCCTGAAGTGGGTGCGAATCGATGGCCAGCATCGCGGTGATCAGTCGAACCTGGTTCGGCATATTCAGGAAGGATGGGAATTCGCGGCAGTCTCTGACTTTCCGCGAAAAGCACTCCCGACCCATCGCCTGACCAACCACGGAGAAGTGATCGGGAACGTGGACACAGTGCTCCTGAAAATGGAGGTGGAGCTGGTCCAGCAACGCAACGACTTCTACAACAGCAGGCGGGACGTTGCGACGCGCGCGATCAACGAAGAGACGGGTCTGACCGAAGCCCTTCATCCAGCGATGCCGCTGGTCGAGGACATCAACCGGAGCCGGGTCAAGTTCCAGCGTATGCGTCGCAAGCAGCGTGATGCGGTTGGAGTCGCTGACGACGATTAACCGATCTTCTTGCGAGGTAGCCAATCATGGCAAACGTAAATGCTCCCTCGGGCTTTACTGCCAACAAACACGCCACGGGTGGCGTGATTCGCACGGCTGAGTATCAGATCGTCGGTGGCCTGGCTTCGAACATCTATCGAGGCTCCCTGGTCATCCCGGTCAACACGAACAAGCGCATCAACGTGGCAGCGGCCACCAACCGAGTGATCGGTGTGTTCGAGGGATGCGAGTACGTGGATACCAACGGAGATGTGCAGTTTCGTCCGCGCTGGGCCACCGCGACCGCCATTAAAACCGGCACCGTCGTGAAGGCTCATGTCTACGATGACCCGTTCGTCCTGTTCGCAGTCCAGGTTTCCACAGCCACCGGCCTGGTAGCCGCTGATGTGGGCGCCTTCGCCGATGTGGTGATCGGCTCTGGTGGTGCACTCACTGGCCAATCGGGCGACATGCTCGATCAGACCACGATCGGCACCGGCACCGTCCTGCGCATCGAAGAGCTGCAGCAGATCCAGGGCAACGACTACGGGCAATACGCCAAGGCACTGGTGCGACTCGCGCTCCATTACCTCGGCCCCGCCCTGACTGCGATTTAAGGAGCGCGCGTCATGACAATCTTTCGTAGTGACCAACGCAAACAGCTCCAACAGGGTCTGAATGCGATCTTCGGCCTCACCTATACGGAGTGGCCGGAACTGTGGCGGGACATTTTCACCGTCGAGAACTCGGAAAAAGCGTACGAGGAAGAGGTGATGCAGTCCGGCTTGGGTGCCGCGTCTGTGAAGCCTGAAGGCGCTGGCGTCGAATACGACGATATGTACGAGACGTACGTCGCTCGCTACCAGCACGACACCATTGCGAAGGCAGTGGCAATCACCGAGGAAGCGGTCGAGGACAACCTGTATGCATCGGTTGGCCAGCGCATTGCAAAGGCGCTTGCTCGCTCGATGAAGTTCACCAAGGAGCTGCGCGCGGCCAACGTGCTCAACTTCGGGTTCGATTCGAACTTCTCGGGTGGCGATGGTGTGCAGCTGTTCTCTACGGCTCACCCCCTGGGTGGTGGCGGCACGTTGCCCAACACGCTGGTAACCCCAGCGGATCTCTCGGAGTCCTCACTGGAAGAGGCGGCCATTCAGATCGCTGACTGGACGGATGAACGCGGCATCCCGGTGCGGGCCATGATCAAGAAGATGATCATCCCCACGGCGCTGCAGTTCGTGGCTGCGCGGCTCCTGATGACGCCGTATCAGCCGGACACCGGGGACAACAACATCAACGCGCTGTTCAAACTCGGCACGATCGAGAACGGGTTCTCCGTGAATCGCTACCTGAGCGACCCGGACGCCTGGTTCTTGAAGACCGACGTCGACAACGGCTTGAAGCACTTCGTTCGCCGGCCGCTGAAGAAGGGGCTGGAGGGCGACTTCGAGACGGGTAATTTGCGGTACAAGGTCAGTGAGCGTTATTCGCAAGGCTGGTCAGATCCGCGTGGCGCCTGGGCTTCCCCTGGAGCCTGATGAGACTACGGCGCAGCTGTCACTCGGCTGCGCCTTTCCCACCTGACATTGACCTGAACGCCCGATAAGGGCTGCGAGGAGCGGTTCATGAGTCGTCAACTACTTTCCCAAGCGGCGCAGATCTTCTATGGCATGGTGCGCTATGGCCGTGCTTTCCAGGGCAAGCCTGGTGTGCAGATCACGCCTGAACTTCGTTGGCACAGCTACGGTGCCATCGTCCTGGCCGATGCGGACGGCATCTCCCTCTCGCAATCCGTCGGCGCTGCCGGCCTGGCGCTGATCAACGGTGCCTTCGCGGTTGGCGGTGTCGCCACCTTCGATGTCCCGCGCAATGTCGTGGGCGCCTGGACCACCAACTCGATCATCACGATCGTTGGCACGGACCAGTGGGGGTCGCTCATGTCGGAGGTCGGCGCCTCGGCTGCCACCTTCACTGGTAAGAAAGCCTTTAAGACCATCATCTCGATCACCAGCTCCGCCTCGATCACCGGTGCCACCTTCGGCTCGGGTGTGGTTATCGGTCTGCCCTACCGGGTCGATGAGAACGGCTACCTTCTTGGCAAGGTGGATGGCGCGACCGATGTTGGAACCTTCGTGGAAGCGATCACGGCTGCAGCCACCGGCACCACCGGTGACACGCGCGGCACGATCACCTTCACCTCCGCGCCCGACACCACGAAGCTCTATGCGGTGCTGATCAAGATCGCTGATCCCTCGACGAAAGAAGGCGCGTACGGCGTGAAGCAGTTCGGCAGCACGGACTCGGCTTAACGGTTCTGGTGCAGGGTAGAGCAGCCTGGCAGCTCGTTTGTCTCATACGCAAAAGGTCGCGGGTTCGAATCCCGCCCCTGCTACCACTTGGAGTGAATGAGTAATGCGCCCACAAGTGATTTCTCAGACGGGGGCGGGGACCAGCAACCCGATCGTCATGGACTACATCCGCAACCCCTTCACGGTGTCGCTCGCCGTGGATGTGACCGGCACGGTGTCCTTCTCGATCCAGCACTCTTACGACAATCCGGAATTGGGTGTCGCTAACATGGCCTGGCGCTCGAAGACCGCGCTGACCACGCAGATCGCCGCGCTCGAAGACAGTTTTACCGGCACTCCCATCCGCGCCATCCGCATTGTTCAGGCGTCAGGCTCGGGCACCACGAAGCTCACGGTTATCCAGTCCGGCCACGGACCTGGGGGATGAGTCATGCCGGTTACAGTCCAACACATCCTCACGGCGACCACGCCGGATAACACGACGGCAGAGATCCGGCCGAGTCACTGGAACTCGGGCCACCAGGTGTCGATCAGCCTCGCCGCAACTGAGGTAGTGAAGTTCATTTCTGCCGGTGGCTCCAGCCAGAGCACGGGCACGATTCAGTTCAGCAATATGAACGGGGTGTCCTTCGGCCTGAATAACGGCACGCTGACGGCCTCGCACAACGCGCTCACCGCACAGTCGGTGCAAACGCAGGGCATCCAGAGCATCAGCGCTGGCGGCAACCAGATCACCGGCGGCCAGGTGGTCTTCAGCAACTCCAACGGCCTGGCCTTTGGGGTGAACGGCTCCACGATTACCGGCAGCTACACCGTCCCGACGCAGACGGCGCAGAGCATGGGGATCTACGGCTCCAGCCAGACCACGGGTGCGTCTTCGAGTTCTACCGTGGACGCGCGCAGCCTGACGCTGGTCGGTGCTGGCGGTGTCTCTGTCGGGCTTACCAATGGGTCGGTGGTCATCTCCGGTGCCACCGGCGGTGGCGGTCCGAGCGACGGCTACAACATCCTGGCAGCCGGCACCCAGACGGCAGCAAGCGCCACGACGGTCAACTTCGCCAACTCCAATGGCATCACCTTCGGGATGTCCGGCTCCGCGCAGATCACCGCGAGCCATAACGGCCTCACCTCGCAGAGCGCACAGGCGTTCTCTGCGGCGAATGGCTCCAGCGCTTTCCAGACCCTGAGTTTTGGCGACAGCAACGGTCTGTCCTTCTCGGTATCCAACGGCTCGATCGTCGGCTCGTATGACCAGACGAACCAAACGGTGGGCTTCTACGGGGTGAGCAACACGACCGGGGATGCGAGCGCAGGCACCTTCGATGCCCGTACCTTGAGCATCCAGGGCGCCGGCATTGCCTCGGTGGGCATGTCCAACGGCTCAGTCATCATTTCGGTCCCGGCAGGCGGTGGCGGTGGGGATGGAGCGAACATCCTGGCGGCTGGCACGCAGACCGCGACCAGCCTGGGCACCGTCGTCTTCTCGAACTCCAACGGCATCAGCTTCGGCATGTCGGGCTCGACGCGCATCACTGCAAGCGTTGCCGCGCAGACCATCGGTGTCTACGCAGTCTCGAACTCCACGCAGGGCTCCTCGGGCACAGTGGATGCGCGCACCTTAAGCATTCAAGGCGCGGGTATCGCCTCGATCGGCTTCTCGAACGGCTCGTTGATCGTCTCCGTCCCCGCAGGTGGTGGTGTGGGCGATGGTGGCAACATCATCATCGCCGGCACGCAAACCGCGGTGACGCTGGGCTCGGTATCATTCGCGGACTCCAACGGGATCAGCTTCGGGCTCTCTGGATCCACGCGGCTGACCGCCTCTCACAACGGGCTGACCAGCCAAAGCAACCAGGCGCTCTCCGCAGCGAATGGCAGCTTTGCCTTCCAGACGGCGAGCTTCAGCAATGCCAATGGCGTGTCCTTCGGCACCTCGGCCGGGTCTGCCATCACGGCCTCGGTGGCCGCGCAGACGGCGCAAACCGTGGGCTTGTACGCCTCTTCGAATACGACGGGGCAGAGTTCCAGCAGCACGGTGGATGCACGCTCTTTGTCGATCCGCGGGGTGGGCAACATCTCGGTTGGCCTGTCAGGCGGGCAAATCATCATCTCTGGATCTGGCGGTGGCGGCGGTGGGGTCAACCTCTCGGCGGGTGCCAACAGCATCAGCAACGCGCTGGTGGTGTTCAGCAATGCCAATGGTGTGAGCTTTGCGCTCAACGGCTCGACCATCACCGCATCCCATGACGGACTGACCTCGCAGTCGAATCAAGCGCTGTCGGCCGCCAATGGCTCATTCGCCTTCCAGACCGCCAACTTCTCCAATGCGAACGGGATCAGCTTTGGTACGTCCGCAGGTTCGGCGATCACGGCCTCGCACAACGCTCTGACGACCGCTGCGCAGTCAAACCACAGCCATGGCAACCCTACCCTGGCGCTCACGAATCTCACGGGCACCACGGCCTCGGCAAGCAATGGCCTGACGCTCTCGCTGTCCGCGGCGGCGGCGGGTAGCCTGAACCTCTCGGCAGGCACCACCAGCAACAACCTGACGGCGGTCACGTTCTCGAACTCGAACGGGATCAGTTTCGGGATGAATGGTTCGACGATGACGGCGAGCCACAACGCTGCCACCTCGAACCACTCGCACGGCAATCCGACGCTGGCGCTGACCAACCTGACCGGCACCACGGCGAGTGCCAGCAACGGCTTCACGCTCTCGCTAAGTGCCGCGGCGGCCGGCGGGGCGAACTCGTTCACGGTCTACGCGCTCTCCAACACGACCGTGAACTCCTCGGGCACGATCGCCGCCTCGGCTCTATCGATGCGTGCGTACGGCGTGCTCTCGATCGGCACCAGCAATGGCTCGCTGTTGTTCAGCACGCCAGATCCGGAGGAGTTCACGCAACTGTCGGTCGGCTTCTCGACCAACGGCAACACGGCGGGCAACACCGGCCTGGTGACCGGGCAGATGGTCCTGGCCGGCGGCGCGAACATCACGCTCTCCGGCTCGACCAACGGCAACTCCATGACGGTGAGCGTGATCGGTGGGGCTGGCGGTGGTGGCGGTGGCGTCGGAGTCTCCGCGGGTACGCAGTCCGTCTCCACCGGAACGATGGTCTTCAGCAACTCGAACAACGTCTCGTTCGGGATGTCCGGCAGCTCCAGGATCACGGCGAGCGCCGTGGTGAATGTGTCCGGCGGCACCACCAGCAACAATCTCTCGGCGATCGTCTTCTCCAATTCCAACGGCATCTCCTTCGGGATGAATGGGTCGACCATGACGGCCTCCGTGGGGGCTGGTGGAGCAGCTGGCTCGATCTCAGCCGGTACGACCAGCGTGGGTCTTGGCCAGGTGGTGTTCTCGAACTCCAACGGGGTGTCCTTCGGCCTCAATGGTTCGACCATCACGGCCAGCGCCGCCGCCGCTGGTGTTGCAACCCTCTCGGTGTTCGGCACCAGCAACACGACGGTCAACAGCTCGGGCAGCTTCGATGCGCGCTCCCTGACGATTCGCGCCTACGGCATCGTCTCTATCGGTACTTCGAACGGCTCGTTGCTGCTGTCGAGTCCGGATGCGGTCGATTTCACCCAACTCTCCGTGGGCTTCTCCACAAACGGCAATACCGCAGGCAATACCGGACTGTTCACGGGTCGCGTCGTATTCGCGGGCGGCGCCAACATCACTCTGTCTGGCAGCTCCAACGGCAACTCGGCCACGATCTCGGTCATCGGCGGGGCTGGCGGCGGCGGTGGCGGCGTGGCGGTGTCGGCTGGAACACAGTCAGTGTCGACGGGGACGCTGGTGTTCTCGAACAGCAACGGCATCGAGTTCGGGATGAGCGGCTCCAGTCGCATCACGGCGAACGCGACGTTGGACATGTACGCCAACGGCAACACGACCGGGCAATCCAGCTCGACCTCGCGCTCCATCCAGTCGGTGTTGTTCAACGGCCAGGGCGGTGTGTCGGTCGGCTACTCGGTGGGATCGGGGCTCGTCATCTCCGGGCCTGCGGTCTCCAGCCTCTCGGCGACCGGGCAGGTGTCGATCAGCGTCAACGGCAGCACGATCAGCATCGGCGTGCCCAGCCCGGTGACCAACACCAACGGGTATTTCCCCTATGGCGATCTGCAACTGACCACAGCGCAGGTGGGTCAAGCGTCTTTGTTGTTCGATCCGCAGAGCTTCGACAATGTCGCCTTTGATCGCGTCCTGTTCCCGGTTTTCAACACCAACGCGACCAACAGCAGCGGATCCCACACTGTTTCGATCTGGATGGGCCTCTACAGTCGCAATGTGTCGACGCTCTCATTGGTGGGTAGCACCTCGGGGTCATTCGCAGCAACGCACTCCGGAACGGTGGGTAGTTACTCGCTGTTCTCCGGCATCAGGCACTTCTCGGTGGGCAGCACTGCGACCGTCACTGCTGGCAAGTACTGGATGGCTGTCGTGTCGCGTAGCACTTCCGGTGGCGCGGATGGCACGTACGGCAACGTGGTGCCATCGAACATGACCAGTGCACCTTTCTTCGGCATCTTCGGCTCTTCGGTGAATGCATCGCGGCAGTTCACGTTGGGCCAGGGATACTACAGCGCGACCACTAGCGGCATGCCAGCGAGCGTGGCGTTCAGCCAGATCGTTGGTAACAACGGTGGAGCGGTGCAACCCCAGGCTTTGTTGTTCGCTAACTCAACTATTTGAGGGAGACTACTTAATGAAATTTCTGATAGCCATCACATCCGTGGATCTGCTGGCGCTTCCAGGTCAAATCGTGGTGCGCGGGGACATGTACGACAGCGCTGGCGCCACGATCAATGGATATGGGCAAGTGGCGATCAGCGATCTGAAGGTAACAGAACAGTTGGTGGCTGCTGTCGTGGAGGGCCTCAGCGCAAGCTGGTCTGCCTACCCGGTATTGCCGACTGACGAATTCTTCGTCACAGGGCAGCAGTACGTGGATTTTGACGGCCCACTGGTTCGCGGGCTTGTGCGCGCGCCATAAACAACTTCAGTGTGTAAATGGCCAATGTCTACAAGATCGGCAGCAACATCATCCGCCTCGCTGGAGGGGGCGGATCTGTCTTTGGCACGCCATCAGGCACCTTCCCGCTCTCGATCAGTGGCCGGCACCTGCAGACTGCCTCTGGTAGCCCCTTCCTGCTGATTGGCGATGCGCTGTGGTCTCTGGAAGTACAGGCGAGCTTGGCGCAGATCACCACCATCCTCACGAACCGCGCGGCCAAGGGCTACACCTGCTTCGTGATGGAGGCGTTCGAGCGGCTGTACAGCGACTCCACGCCGCCGTGGGCGAACGTCAACGGCAACATCCCCTTCACCACGACCAATAACTCCGGCTCGATGACCTGGACGGCCCACACCGAAGCGTATTGGGTCTTCCTTGATCACATCGTGAACACGGCTAAGGCGCTAGGGATGGCGGTGATCATCAATCCCGCGTACGCCGGTTACGCTGGCACGGCCAGCACCGATGGTTGGATGACCGCCATGAATGCCGCCTCGGATGCTGACCTGCAGAGCCACGGCGTCTTCCTCGCCAATCGCTACACGCAGGGCAATGTCATCTGGTGCGAGGGTGGGGATTACGCAGGCGATGCTGGCGTGACGACGCCTGGGGCCGAGCGCGACAAGATGTGGCAGATCATCCTGGGCATTCGCTCGGTGCGCACCACGGATCTGGTGACCGGCCACACCGCGCGCAGCGGCAACACCGGGGCGACCACCGATGGCGATGCGTATGTCGCGTGGAGCACCTACACCGGCTTCAACCTGCCGAACATCTACGGCAAGTCCGATGCGACGGATACCTATTCGCTCGCTGCGACGGCCTACGCGCGCGGTCTGCCGTTCTTCATGATCGAAGGACCGTACGAGAACGATGCCAGCAACAACACCTCGGAGTTCATGCGCAAGGCCATGTGGCAGGCCATGCTCTCGGGTAGCTGCGGTGCGCTGGGCGGCAACTGGCCGCGCTGGGCGGTTGGCGCAACAGCCGCCGATGGTGCGGGCGTGGCCGACTGCATCACCAATCACCTCAATACGCAGGGCGACACCGACTGCAGCAGCATGGTCGCGCTGTTATCGTCCTATAACTGGTCGGGGCTGGTGCCGAAGACCGATACCAGCCTGATCACCACGAGTCTGGGGAGCGCCGCTTCGCGCATCTGCGGTGCGCTCATCGGCAGTTCGGCTGCGCTGATCTACACCCCGGCTGGCGGGTTCACCGTGGCGATGACCGTGTTTGCGCAAGGCAGCGTCCGTGCGCGCTGGTTCGACCCGATGGATGGCTCCTTCGCCAACGTATCCGGCCAACCCTTCGCGAACACTGGTACACACGCCTTCACCACCACCGGCAACAACTCAGGCGGTCGGACCGACTGGGTTCTGGTACTCGACTAATGGCTGGAATCTGGAAACGTAGCGGCAACATCCTCGTACCACCAGGTGGCGGCGGACTGTGGACGCCACCTGCTGGCGGCGGCGGTGGCGGCACGTATTCGCATGGCGATGATGTGGTGCTGACAGATCCATCCATCAGCGGCTCGGCCTGGGCGCAAGCGTTTGCCGGCGGCGCACAGGGACCGATTGAGACCACCACGGTGGGACAGATTCCGGCCAATACGCTGGGTGGTGTGAACCCGCAGTCGGCAGCTACCAACCCGACTGATGGACCAGCCACGACGAACAACTCATGGTCCTGGCGCCGCTTCTCCCAACGACCGATCGTTGCCAACGATGCGACCCGCGGCAAAGTCATTGGTGGTGCTTACAGCGGCTTCGGCTCCAATCCCGATGTGGCGATGGAGTACCGCTTCCCTGGAACAATCGCCAATGGCGGCAGGGTCTACACCAGCTTCAGGACGAAGGTTAGTTACTCCCCTGGCAGCGCTGGCCAACACAAGATCTTGCGCCTGTGTGGTGGTAGTGAGTCGGCCATAGAGGACACGCTGACTAACTTCGTGTTCTCGAACCAACAATTCAACGGCTCGGTGTCCATGTTGGCTAACACGGCGAACAGCGGCACCAATCAGCAGACCTGGTACAACACCGACGTTTCTCAGTGGGACGATACGAATACCGTGTGGCAGTTCACGGAATTGTTCCTGCAGATGTCCTCTGGCACCGGCGTGCGCGATGGCCAGATCTTCATCCGCAATTTCACCGGCGGCAGTGTCCCAACGCCAGCGAATCCATCGGCCTTCGACGGCAATGGCAATCCGCTCGCCAACAACCTGAACAGCCAGTGGCTCTCCAGGCCATCGAACAACAGCAGCGCGTTGATGATGTCGTTCCTCTGGGAGAACTATGTCGGCAACTCCTGGACGGCGGCGAATCTCTTTCAGGATGACTACTACGTAAACACGAGCGACTGGCGCCGGCTGCAATTATGGAATACTGCCAGCGCAGCAACCGCAACCGTACGCGAAGCTCAGGAGCTGAAGTCACTCGGATCAGGCACGCTGACGTTCCGACTCAACGAAGGCGGCTTGGCACCAGGGGACTACTACGCAACCCTGCTGGGCAACACCGCTTCGGACTCGATCGTCTACCAAGAACTCATCACGTTGGTGTGATATGGCACTTCCGGCACAAGACAACATGACCGGCACGGAGGGGCAGGGCCTCGCTGTGTACAACCCCAATTGGACGATTGGGCTGGGTGGTTTCACGATCGATCAGTTCCCCACGCAGGCGTTGGGGCCGAATGATGCTGCTGACAGCTATGCATGGTGGAACGCAGACGTTTTCCCGAACAGTCAGTACGCGCAATGCCTCATGCAAGCGCTCGCGGCGGCAGATGCATGGATCGGTGTGGCGGTTCGCTGCAGCCCTGGCGGAAATTTTGTCTTTGCCTACTCCGACAACGTGAACGCATACTTCGGCAAGTTCGTGGCTGGGGTGGAGACGCTGTTCCCAGCATCGCCGTTGGCGCCGTGGGCACCAGGGGACGTCCCGCGGTTGGAGTCAGTCGGCACACTCATGACGCTCAAGCTGAACGGCGGAACGATCGCCACCGCTACCGCCGCTGATGCAGCCCTGGCTACTGGCGCTGGTGGTGTGTCTGGCTACGGTAATCTGTACAGCGCGAACAACATCCGCCTCTGGGAAGCCGGATCTCTTGGCGGCGGCGGAAGCGGTGGCGGACCAATTGCATGGCTCAGGGCTTAAACACAGGCACGTATGAAACCACAGCTCGTTAACTTCGATGGCGGCCAGCACAACGCGGACCTGCCGAAATCCTCGCAACGCATCCTGGAGGGCGGCTCCTGGAAGAAGCAGCGAGTGATTGTCCTGTTGCCATCGGCGGCGACGATTCCAACGAAGGTAGCCTTCTCGCATTGGTCCCTCGCCTTTCCACCGAACCAGTCGGTGCATAGGATGCTCGCACTCGGCATGGAGGTCGGGGATGCGTACAGCAACGCGATTGCGGAGATCATTGCGCACCCGGATCTGAGCCAGTGGGAATACATCCTCACGATCGAGGCGGATAATTGCCCGCCAGGGGATGGTCTGGTGAAGCTGATCAAGCAGATGGAAGCGCATCCGGAGTTCGCCTGCATCGGCGGGCTCTACTGGTGCAAGGGGCCGGATGGGTGCCCGCACATTTGGGGTGATGTGAAAGATCCGCAGCTGAACTATCGACCGCAGGTGCCGATCCCAAACCAACTGGTGGAGTGCGTGGGCACCTCGATGGGATTCAACCTGTGGCGAATGTCGATGTTCAAGGACGCACGGTTACGTCGACCGTGGTTCGCCACGCTCGATGGCTCAGAGGGCAAGGGCATCGGCACGCAGGATCTGTATGCGTGGTCTGACTTTAGAAAATACGGCTATCGCTGCGCGGTCGACTGCGGGGTGCTGGTGGGGCACTACGATCATGAAGGAAAGTTCGGCTTGCCGGACACAATGTGGTAACCAAAGAGGTACGTATGAAGATACTCGTCACAGGCGGCGCCGGATTTATCGGCCATCATTTCGTGGAAGCTTTGCTTAAGCACACGGATTACGACATCACGCTTGTCGATCGGCTGGACAGCTCCGGGAACCTGAATCGCCTGGCCGAGATCGGCGCAGCGAAGAACAAGCGTGTGCGCTTCGTCTACCACGACCTGCGAGCGCCGCTGAACGATCAGCTCTGTGCACAGATCGGTGCCCACGAGCACATCGTGCACCTGGCGGCCGGCACGCATGTCGATCGCAGCATCGAGAACCCGATGGAATTCGTGCTCGATAACGTCGTGGCCACCACCAACATGCTCGACTTCGCACGCAAGGTGGGTTGCGCGAAGTTCATCAACTTCTCCACCGATGAGGTATTCGGTCCGGCGCCCAAGGGCGTTGCGTACAAGGAGGATGACCGCTACAACGCTGGCAACCCCTACGCTGCCACCAAGGCCGGTGCGGCGCAGCTCGGTGTCGCCTACCACAACACGTACGGCCTGCCTGTGATCACGACCCACACGATGAACGTGGTTGGCGAGCGCCAGCATCCAGAAAAGTTTGTACCGATGGTGATCGCGAAGGTGCAGGCCGGGGATCTGGTGACCATCCATGCGGATGCGAAGCGCTCAACCCCTGGATCGCGCTTCTACATCCATGCGCGCAACGTCGCCTCTGCGGTGCTGTTTCTGCTGGATGGCGGCAGACCGGGTGAGAAGTACAACATCGTGGGCGAGCGCGAGGTGAACAACCTGGAGCTGGCGCAGATCATCGCAGGCTACATCGGCAAGGATCTGATCGCGGAGCTGGTGGACTTCCATTCCAGCCGGCCAGGCCACGACCTGCGCTATGCGCTCGATGGCAGCAAGCTCAAAAAGCTCGGCTGGGTGCCGGACAGCTCGATCGATCAGGGCATCAAGGAAATCGTGCAGTGGACGCTAGAAAATCCGCATTGGCTGGTGACGCTCCCAGCGACGAAGGTGGCAGCATGAGCACCGTAGCAGAGTCGGTGAGCACCGCGATAAACACGCCGATCAAGCTCGATATCGGTTGCGGCAAGAACAAGAAGGAAGGCTTCATCGGAATCGACATCTACGACTTTCCCGGTGTGGATATCGTGGCGGACGTACGACGCAAAACGTGGCTGGCCACACAAGTGCCGGAGGAGCTGAAGGCGCGGATGATCGAAGATGACGGCGAGGATGAGCCGAATGAGTTGGAGGTCATCGCCTGGCGCTTCCCGGACAACTCGGTGGACGAAGCTCACGCCAGTCACTTCCTGGAGCACCTGACCAACTTCGGCGACAAGTGGGAGCGAGTGAACTTCTTCAACGAGCTGTACCGCATCCTGAAGCTCGGCGCGCAGGCGTCGCTGATCTTCCCGCATTGGGCATCGAATCGTTACTACGGCGATCCGACGCACAAGGAGCCATTCAGCGAGATGGGCTTCTACTACTTGAAGCGCGAGTGGCGGCTGGACCAGGGCAACGCACCGCACTCCGACAGCAGCGTGAATCCCAACGGCTACTCCTGCGATTTCGAGGCCACCTGGTCGTACACGCTGCACCCTGGGCTTGCCAACCGGCACGTCGAAACGCAGCAGTTCGCCATCACCTGGGGCAAGGAAGCGGTCCAGGATATCGTGGCGACACTCACGAAGAGGTGATCCATGTCATTTCAGCTCGACGCCTTCCAGAGCGGTGCCTTCCAGGGCCCGTATGTGATCCCTGTAACTGCCGGCATCATCACCGGTATTTACAGCCAGTTCACGCTGGAGATCGCCGAGCTGTTCGAGGAAGCCTTCGAGCGAGCGCAGCTCTCCCCGATGGCGATCGGCCAGGAGCACATCAATTCCGCGATGCGCTCGGTGAAGTTCCTGCTCTCGGAGTGGCAGACTTGTGGACTGCGCGATCTGGCCATGAAAAACGGCACCGAAACGTTGGTGAGCGGCACCAACACCTGGACCATGCCGGTAGGTGCGGTTGACATCTTCGATGCGGTGCTGCACCGGGATGGTAACGACACGCCGATGTATCGCATGGCGCGCAAGGAGTACCTGGAGATTGCCACCAAGGTGCAGCGTGGCCGGCCGGATCGCTACTTCGTTGATCGTAAGTACAACCAGAACGTGGTCTACCTGTGGCCAACGCCTGAGAATTCGACCGACCAGATCGTGTACGAGTACATGCGCTCGCTCTCCGATCCCGGCCGGCCAGCGAACATCCTGGAGCTGCCACCGCACATGCTTGAAGCCTTCGTGGCTGGCCTGGCGATGAAGATCTCGCAGAAATACTCGCGGGACGTTTACCCAGACTTGCGCGTTGACTACGGCGGCCCGCGCTACCCAGAGGCCATGGGCGGCAAGATTCAGCTTGCTCGCATGGAGAACGGTGAGCGCGCGGACGTGATGTTCTCCTTCGGCTACTCGCGCAGGTACGGTCGATGAGTGTATTCGGTCACCTGTTTCCAATCGCTATCAAGAGGGCTATTTTCATGCTTCACAATGCACAACCACGATTCGCTTACGACTCGGAAGACGACACGATTCTCGACTACGCCACCAGCAAGTCCTACCCGGCCACCGGGAAGATCGACCTGGTGGATGGCGAGTGGGACCTGGACCTGCTGAAAGACCTGCTGAAGAAGCAGTTGCCGATCTTCGGCGCCTGGAGCGGTGCGCGCGACAAGGTGGAAACTTCCAACGCGCATTTCATCAACGACAATGATCCACCGCCGTTCAGTGAGCCGGTGAGCGGCCATAGCACCTCGCCCACAGGGCCAACGGAGTGATCCGTGACCGTTGGACGCGAATATGCCCGCGGCACGATGGCGTGGGCGATCTGCCAGCGGTGCGGCCTGCGCCTGCTGTTGGGAGATTCCGTGTTCGATGGTCGTTTCGCCTGGCTCATAGTGCACCCGGAGTGCTATGAGCCAGTTCATCCGCAGGAGCGGCTGATCTCGGTATTCGATCCGGTTACGCTGTATCGACCTTCCCCTGAGTCGGACAACACCGTCTCCCCGGTGCTGGACATCCCGATCGTCACGCCTCCGGTCATCTCACTCACCTGGTCTTCGGCCTTCACCCTGGGCGCCAGGATCGAGGGATACCGGGTAATGCGGTCCACGGACGGCGAGACGTATACTCTGGTGGTCGATCTGCCCATCGTCAGGACGTTCCTGGGTGAAATCACCTCCGAACCACTGGCGTACGACGACACTCCAGCGGCCGGCAGCTATCTCTACGCAATCGATGCGTACGATTGCTACCAGCACACGCTGCGATCCAATCTTGTGAGCGCAACGGTGTGACATGTCCGCATTCACTTATGCCGAGCTGGTAGCCGCGCTGCAGTCCTGGCCGGAGGATGACGCGAGCGAGTACAACGACGCGCTGCCGCGGATCATTTCTCTGGGTGAGACCCGGCTGATCGTTGACTTGAACTTCGAGATCTTCGATCTCACCGATCCCACCATCGTCGTCACTGGCAACAACCAGGTGATCGCCAAGCCTGCTGACCTGATCGTGGGGCGCTCGCTGTGGCTGCTCACTGGCGGGATTCGCTCCGCGATCGTGCAGCGCTCACGCGACTTCTGCCTGAATTACTGGCCCGATGACAGCGCGCTGGGTGTGCCGAAGTATTTCTACGATGTGGACGATGCTACTTGGCGGATCGTTCCCACGCCGAACCAGAGTGGCAACGTGGTAGCCACCTACGTCGCGCGTCCCCCTGGTCTCTCGGTGAGCAACCCCGCGACCTGGCTCTCCACCTACTGCGGGGATCTGCTGTTCTGCTGCTGCCTGATGGAAGCGGAGCAATGGATCAAGGCGGATGATCGCTACGGCGACATGAAAACGAAGTACACCACGGAGCTGCTGCCTTCGCGCCGCGCCGAGATGCGCAACCTGATCCGCAACGGCGACTACAACCCTTGGAAGCCCGCCGCACAGAGGTTAACCGCCAATGGCTGATACATTCTCGTCCTGGCTGAAGGCACGGCTGATCCAGACCGGCGCCTACAACAACACCTGGGGCGCGGTGCTCAACGCCGACGCCCTGAACATGCTCGATGATGCTATCGCTGGCCGTTCAGATATCACGCTCACCGGGCTCACCTACTCGCTGCCTGCACTCGGCAACGGCACAGATTCTGACTCGCGCGCTGCGATCCTGCGCTTCATCGGCTCCCCGGCCGGTGCGGTGGATGTGACGGTGCCTGGCGGGGTGACGAGCAAGCTCTACGCGATCGATAACCAGTCCGGGCAGACGGTCACCATCAAGTATTCTGGCTCGGTCGTGACCGCGGCGATTGCCACCGGCGTGCGCGCCCTGGTGCTGTGCGATGGCACCAACACCTACCTCTTTGGCGGCGGTGTCACCAACGCGGACACGCTCGGGGGCATTGCGGCCGCAAACTACGCGCGTCGCGATATCGCCAACACCTTCCTCAAGACCAACAACTACCCCTGGATCACGGTGGTGGAAGATCCGACCACGACGGTCGATGCAGCGCTCGGCAATCACCAGCGGCTGATCCTGACCGGGGATCGCAACATGGCCACACCGATCAATCCGGTGGATGGCCAGCAGCTCGTGATCCAGGTGGTCCAGGATGCGGTGGGCGGGCGGACGCTCAACTGGAGCACGGCCTTTCTCTTCCAGAATGGCCTGCAGCCATCGCTTTCCACCGTCGCCAATGCGGTTGACTTGTTCCTGTGTTTCTACGATGCGTCGACCACGAAGTGGATCGTTGCCCAAGCCGGTAGCATCTCCGCGGCGACGGGTGCGAGCTACAACATCACCCTGAGTGCCAACCAGTGCGATGTGAGCCTGGCGGCTCTCCTGGGCAGCGTGCCGGTGGCTTCTGTCGTGAACCTGGTGATCGCGCAGGGCTGCGTGCTGCAGGCGCTATCCGCGGGCTCCTACGCGCTGGATCTGTCGAACATCCTCCCGGTGGGTTCGACGCTGAATCTGACCAACCTGGGCTACATCCTGGCGCACGGCGGGGATGGTGGGATCGGCGGGCGGCTGCACAGCTCGAACTCCAATTCCGTGGTGGTCATCGACGGCGCTGGCAGCGGTTCAGCCGGCGGCGCGGCCATGCGAGCGCCAGGCGCTGGCATCACCTTCAACATCGTCAACGCGGATGGCCATATCTGGGGCGGTGGTGGCGGCGGTGGCGGTGGCGGCGTGGCATCGACCGGCGGCGGTGGCGGCAAGGCAGCGCAAGGCGGCGCGGGCGGCGGCGGCGCGGGCGGCGGCCAGGGCGGCTATGGCTTCGGCAACAACTCGACCCCTGGCAGTAAGGGCGCCGATGGTTCGACGGGTGTTAACGGCACCTTTGGCGCCGGCCAGGCGGGGCACATTGAAAGCGCTGGTAGCGCCGGAGTTGGTGGGTCTGGTGGAACCTGGGGCGCCGCGGGCGCATCCGGTGGCGCTGTGAGCAGCACCAACAACGGCATCCAGGGCGCTGGAGGCGCGGCTGGCAAGGCCATCGAATTGGCCGGTGGTACCGCGACCTTCGTCTCTGGTAGCGGCTCGCCGAATGTGATCGGAGCCGTTAGCTGATGGCTGGCCAGCGCCAAGCGAAAGACACTGACCTGATCCTCCAGCCAGGCGTTGTCACCAATCTCACGGACCGCGATGCACGCGGTCGATGGAAGGACTCCAACCGCATCCGTTGGCACAAGGGTTTGCCAGAGAAGCTCGGCGGCTGGGTGCGCCAGCTCCTCACAGGTGCAAACAATGGTATCTACATTGGCGTGGCCCGCGCGCTGCACGATTGGTCATCGCTCGACACGCAGCAGTGGATCAGCATCGGCACTAACTGCAAGCTGTATCTCATCAACAACGGCACGCTGTTCGATATCACGCCGCTGCGCAAAGCCTCGAACACGACGAACAGCCTCTCCGTCACGATGGGCTCGCCGATCATCACGGTTACCGATATCGACCATCGAGCAAGCGATGGCGATCACGTCAACATCACCGCCTCCTTGCCGATCGGCGGCTTCGTGGTGAGCGGCACCTTCGATATTGCCTCGATCATCGACCCGGATACTTACACGGTCACCTTCACCTCAAACTTCTCCAATAACGAAGTGGGTGGCGGAGATGTGACGATCGAGTACGACATCTCCTGTGGCCTGGAGGAGAACGGCGAACTGCTGGGCTACGGCACCGGTGAATACGGCATGGGCACCTTCGGCACGCCGCGCCCGGTGGGCTCAGGCGTTCCAGCGCGCGCGCGTACCTGGTCACTCGACAATTGGGGCGAGGATCTGGTCTCCTCGTATTCCGATGGCGAGTTCTTCTGGTGGGACAAGACCACCGGGCCGAACTCGCGCGCGGTGCTGATCCCAGAGGCTCCGACTGATATCCAGCGGATGCTGGTGAACCCGGAGAATCGGCACGCCATTGCGATTGGCTGCTCGGGGCTGGATGGCGTGGCCGATCCGATGCTCATTCGCTGGTGCTCGCAGGGCGACTTCAGCGACTGGATTCCCACCAAGGAGAACACCGCGGGGGATAAGCGCCTGGATTACGGCTCGCGCATGATCACCGGCATCAAGAGCCGCTCGCAGAATTACCTGTGGTCCGACACGCAGATGTACACGATGCAGTACGTCGGGCCGGACTTCATCTTCGTGTTCGACCCCAAGGGCGCCTGCAAGATCGTCGGGCCGAACGCCGCGGTGGACGTGAACGGCACCGCCTATTTCATGGCCTTCGATGACTTCTTTATCTACGACGGCACGCTGCGCGTCATGGATTGCGATGTGCACACCCGGATCTTCGGGGACGAGGATCGCAACGTCGAAGGGGACTTCGATCGCACGCAGGCCACCACGGTCTATTGCGCAAGCTACATGCCGAAGAACGAGGTGACCTGGTACTACCTGGCCACCACCGGGGTGATCCGCTACGTCACCTACAACTATGCGGTGAACTGCTGGTATTACGGGGCAATGCAGCGCACCGCGTTCCATGATGTGTCCGAAGCCATCACCGGTTACAAGACCAACCCTTACGGGGTGAACGGTGGCTACCTCTACAAGCACGAAGCTGGCACCGATGAGATCGAGGGCGAAGAGATCAATCCGCAAGACTGGTTCCTGGAGTCCTACGACAACAACGTGGGCGGCTCGGATGCAGTGATGTTGATCAACCGCATTATCCCGAACTTCGATCGACTGTCAGGCTCGATGCGGATGCTGCTGCGCAAGAAGTCCAAGCCGCGTCAGGCGCTGTACCAGGAACGCGGTCCGTATCTGATTGAGGAGGACACATTGGAGTTGGGCGTGCGCTGCAAGGCGTCGCAGATCGCGCTGCGCCTGTATAGCAACCAAGAGCTGGGAGAGGACTTCCGCATGGGCGTCTTCCAGGTGCAGGCAACCCCGTACGGCGGACGGGTAGGCAATGAGACCGGTGTCGCTCCTTCGCCCCCCGGTCCGGTGGTGCTGGCCGCTGAGTGGTTCGGTCCCGATGCCCCGCCAGCCCTGCCAGTGATTCTGGATGCTGCACTGTTGAACTATGCCGGAGTCATCCCTTATTACGGTTACAACACCATTCACGGGACGAGCGATCCTTACATGGCGGCCAATTGGGGTGATTTCAGTGAGACAGAAGTCCTGGATATTTACACCCTTATTTCTCTGGTCTACGCGCCCGACACGGACCAGGGGATGTACTTCGCACTGCAGGGCGCCACGCTGCCGCCGAATGATGCGTTTGTCTCGCTTTCGTGGACGGATGATGGTGATGTTGAGCGTACGCTGCTTGCGACGGATGCAACTATTTTGCTGATCGATGGCGGCGTCGGTGCTGGCGTGGTTAAGGTGTGGAGATGGCAAAACGCCACGGGGAATTGGCCTTTCCCGACGAATGCGGGCTTCACTGAAAACAGCTATGAGATAACGATAGCCTGAGCCATGGACACATCACCATGAATTTACCAGAGGACACGCTGTCGATCGCCACAGGAACTCCGGTTGTTGGCAACAACATCGATGTGGACCTGACACTGGATGGTGCTGCGGTGTCAGGTGGGGTCGCATCCTTCGCCGTGTCTGTGCAACTGATCTTCACCATCGACGTGCTCGATGCTGGCGGCGGCGGGCAGATCGGTACCTTCCACATCACTGGCGAACTCGACGGCAATCTAGTGACTGAGGACGTCTCGTTCACGAACGACAATACGTTCGGTCAAACCTGTCAGTCGATCAATAGCTACGACAGTGTTTCGCTGATCAACTTCACCATGATGAGCGGCCCTGACGCGCTGCTTCGCGCTGGCAACTTGGCGGGCGGCAGCGCGCAAGGGGAATTTATTGACCTGAGCTGGACGGAGGCGACTGCTGGCACTTTCCCGATTGCGCAATACCGCCTTTTCCGCGGTGTGAATGGTGGGGCCATGTCGCTGCTGACGACAGTAGCGGCAGAATCTCCGCGCGTGTATACGGACATGGATGTGATCGGGGACCTCAACACCTATGCCTATGAAGTTATTGTGCGCGACACGAGCGGCTTGGATTCAGTGCCTTCGAATGTGGTGATCCTGCCGTTCTTCCGTATCGCTGAAGACGGGCGGGCGCGCGAGATCGAGCAGAACATTGATCGTCGAATAGTCGAGGAACTGTAAATGGCCAACGTAAAGATCACTGAGATGCCAAACGCCACACTGCCGCTCGCCGGCACCGAGCCGCTGGAGGTGGTGCAGGGCGGTCAAAGCAGGCAGGCACCCGCATCCGCCTTTGGCGGCGGCGGTGACGTGGTGGTCCTGGCGACCGACTTCAACACGAATTTCAAGGCAGCAAACGACACAGCAACGAGTGTCCTTTTGGAATACACCATCCCAGCCGGAACGCTGATCGGGGTGCGGTTGCTGGAGGTAGAGTCTTGGTACAAATACACCAATGTGCTCTTCGTTGGCGGCACCACTCCACGATGGGAACTGACGAGTCGAGTCGATAGCACGGAGCTTTTTGATCAAGTCATGCCGGCCAACGCGCCTACTGATACTTTCTGGTTTGGTGGTGGCTATTTGCGATTGAACCTGCGTTTTCAGGCATTCAATGCTCCAGACGCGCAGCGCAACACCTTCGTGCTCGATGAGATGCTCCTTTATCAGACCGTGGGTGCTTTCGCGCTCACCAGGCCAATTCAATTCAATAGTGGCCAGTTATCGCTAAACGAATCTGCATTCGACATGACCGGTGATCGCGTGTTGCAGATTAGAGCGAAGGGCAATCAAGGCGCCGGGACTTCTCTGCTGACGCACCACTACACGCGCATGATGAGATACGGCGCGTGATCGCAATCACCATCCCGAGCGATGACCACGTGAAGGCTGGGTTTGCGATGTGCTTGGCGGATCTGTGCGCGTACTCCGCTCTGAATGGCATCCAGTATTGGCGGCAGAATCCGCGCAGCAGCAGCATCGTGGCGAGCCGCTGTCATGGGGTACACACAGCGGTGGATATTGGTGCTTCGCATATCCTGTGGCTGGACTCAGACCTAGAATTCCCCGCCGACACGCTGGAACGCTTTCTTGCGCATGACGTGCCAATCGTCGGGGCGACCTATCGCGGTCGGCGCATCCCGTTCGATGATTTGGCGGTCAACACGCAAAATCCCAACGAAGCGCAGGCGCTGCCAGGCGGATGCTTGCTGGTGCGCACTGAGGTCTACGTTAAGTTGGGCCGCCCGTACTACCGCTCGCCGCAGACCGAAGATTACCAGGTGGGCGAGGATTATGATTTCAGCCGGCGCGCGCATGATGCCGGTTACACCCTGCACATTGATCGCTCCATCCACCTGACGCATCTTGGCGAAGCGCGGCTGAATCTATGACCGTCCAACAGATCAAGCAGGTGGATATCCAGTTTCCGGAGGATGAGAAGCTGGCGCGGCTGGTGCAGTCGTTGCGTAGCACGCAGAGCGCGCTCAACGCGATCATCACGGCGAACAACGCAGCGCAGCTTCTGAAACCATCGTCAGATGCGACCAACGAGCTGGCGCCAGGGCAGTGGGAAGCGGTGGTGGTTGATGATGGGGTCGCGCCGGTGCTGAGAGTCCGCTATAACCGCGCGGGCTCCACATTCACCGCAGAGGTTCCCCTGGTATGAACATTTACTCCATCGTGGTCGATGACTTCCTGGCTGACTTCGAAGCGGCCCGCAAGTATGCGGACAGCGCGGTCTACAAGGATGTCGAGAATCCGGCCGATGGGGTGATCTACCCGATGATCAGTCCGGATCTCGCACCCGGCATGGGCAGTGAGATCGCAATGAACCTGATGTTCATCATGGGCAAGCCGATCTACATGAACATGGCCTTCATGCGGCTCTCCCCGGCCGGGGTCTACGTGCCGCACCAGGCGCACACCGACAAGCTGATGGGCGAGTGGTCGATGATGCTGTACCTGAATAGGCCAGAGCATTGCTCCGGTGGCACCTCAGTGCTACGCCACGTCACTGGTATGGATCGGCACCCCACGCAGCCGGAGGATATCCAGATTTGGCGCGAGGACATGAACGATGAATCGAAGTGGCAGATCACCGATTTCTGCCGTATGCAGACCAACCGGGCTTTCATCTTCCGCTCCGACCTGTTCCACCGAGCGGAGCCGGCTGGTGGCTTCGGCCGCGGGCCGCGCAATGGCCGGTTGGTCTGCACGGCGTTCTTCAACACCACGGAGCCAACATGATCGCCCGCCACGCGACACCGGCTGATATCCCCCGGATCATCGAGATGGGGCGCCCCTTCTGGGAGCAAACCCTGTACCGGGACACACCGTACGACCCGGATTCGATGGATCACTTCTGCCGCGTCATGCTCGACATGAACATGCTGCTGGTGGCGGAATTCGACGGGAAGGTGGTCGGCGCGGTGGGTGGGGTGCTCTCCCCGCTGTATGCCAACATGGATGTCCTGGCGGGGGCGGAGCTATTCTGGTGGGTAGAAGAAGGGTATAGAGGCGGGGGTGCAGGTAAACTCCTGCTCCACGGAATCGAAGAGGCAGCGGCAAAGGCCGGTGTCACCTATTGGGCGATGATGGTCCTTGAGGGTGCTGGTGACCCCGAGCGCGCTGCTGCCATCTATCTCGCCAACGGCTATCAGCGGGCAGAGAGAACCTTCATGAAGAGGTTGTCATGGCCGCCATCACCGGAGCCGCAATCGCCGCCGCAGGCGTAGCGAACAGCGCGTATCAGGGCAGCAAGAACCGTCAATCCATCCGGGATCAGAACAACCGGACAGCCTGGATTGGCGACGCCCAGCAAGATCTTGTCTCGCGCTCCACCGAGATCGCGGATCGTCCCTATACGCCTTACAACGGCAATCGGGTAGCTGACCTGTCGCAAAACGAAACGACTGCGATCGGAATGGCGAACAACGCCACCAACTTCAACGACTCGCGCGGCTATCTCGATAAGGCTGGCCAGCAGGCCGACCTGGTAGCCAACAACGACTGGAACGCCGACACCGCACAGAAGTACATGGACCCGTACATCGGCCAGGTGGTCGACAACTCGCTCAAGAAAGAGAACACCGCCTACCAGCAGAATCAGAACCAGATCCGCGGCAATGCAGCCAAGGCCGGCGCCTTCGGTGGAAGCCGCGCCACGCTGTTGGAGACGCAGGGCACCGGGGAGCACCTGCAGGCGGTTGGCGATATCACCAGCAAGGGCTACTCCGATGCGTACCGCACGGCAATCAATACGTGGCAAGCGGACAACTCGCGCCGCCTGCAGGCATCGCAGGCGTATTCCAATGTGGGCGGCGATATTTCAAAGCTCAACTCATCGCAGATCACTGACCTGCTGCGCACCGGCCAGGCCGACCGGGTGCTGCGCCAAGCGAATGCCGACTTCGATTACCAGCAGTTCATCGAGAACCGGGATTGGGATGTCAACAACCTGGATCCGCTGTTCAAAGCAGTCGGGGGTGCAACGGGTGGACCTACGCCGCAGCAAGTGCCGCGAGACAACACTGCGGGGCAATTGCTGGGTTTGGCGGGAACGCTAGTGGGCTACTTCGGTGGCACCGGCGATAGTGGAGGTAGCAGCGCGCCTTCTGCCATGTGGAGTTCGGATCGCATCGAGCAAGCGGGGCTCGCGCAGAACCAGCAGAACCTGAATGCCTATTGGGATGCGCAGCCCGTGCCTGACCTGGCGCCGATGGAGGGTTGATCATGGATCTCACGAGCTATCGAGACCAGCTACGCAAGCGCATCGACTCGATGCAGTTGCCGACCATGGGAGCCACCGAAGGCGATCTGGTGCCACCGCAAGCTGGTGGGGCAATGCAGCCAACGCCATCACCGCAGCCGCCCAACACGCCACCGTTCACCGATACCGGCGAGGGTCCGTGGGTGGATGAAGGCGGTGAGCCTGCGCCGCCTGCTGATCAGGCAGCGGATCTCACTGCGGGACAAGGCGGTGCTGGTCCTTCGCCGCAGCAAGGTACTGGCGGTGCGCCAGGAGCACCTGGTGGAGCAAAGCCGCCGTTCGAGATCAAATACAAAGAAGGCGCGCTCGATGAGGTGAAGGGGTTCGGCGATGTCGTGAAGGCGATGCAGCCGAAATCACAGAACAAATACATGGATTGGTGGGAGCAGCAATACGGCTCCATCGATCAGAAGTGGGATGCGCTGCAGTCGGAGCTGGGTAAGCGGCCAGACCCGAAGGGCAAGCTATCACGCAAAGAGAAGTTCGGGCTCCTGATGGAGTTCGGGCTGGAACTCATGCGTGCATCGCAACCTGGACAAGACACCGGAGGTGGGGCGACGACTGCAGCGTATAACGCCGTCCGGAACACGCAGGCCGAGCGCAAGGGTGATCAGCGCGATTGGGATATCCAGAATCAGCTGGTGACGCAAGGCCGGCAGAAAGATCTCTCCGCCATCGGCTCGCGCGGCCAGGCCATGGCGACGCAATCGAGGATGGATGCCGATCAGTCACGTTCTGCCAAAGACCTGGCCATCGCTGGTCGTCCGCCGAAGAAGCAGACGATCAACACCGACCAGGGCGTGATGGATATCTCCGGGGATGAGCCCAAGGCGATGACGGTCGACGGCAAGCCGCTCACCAACCTGAAAGTTGGATCACGTGGTGGTGCTGCGCATGACACGCGCCCTGCGGAGCAGAAGAAGTACGAGCACCTGGTGAGCCTGGGCGTTGGTGATGAGACCGCGCGGCGCATCGCGTATCGTCAATCGAGCGGTGATCCTCGCAAGGACTACAAGGATGTGTTGAACGCGACGCTGCGCGCGAATGGCGGCGATCAGGATGCCGCGAAGCAAGGTGCGCAGGAGTTCATCGATATGGCCTACGGTCCGGATGCGATCAACAACGCGCGCACGCCGGACATCAACAAGCCGAACCAGATCAACTCGCAAACTGACTACGACGCACTCCCCGTGGGCGCGACCTACACCGCACCCGATGGCAAGCTACGCAAAAAACAAGCTCCAAAGTGAACCATGGCCAATTTCTGGGACAACGATCCGGTTGAGGCAGAGCCGTGGGAAGCTGATCCGGTAGTCGATCTCAACCCTGCGAAGAAGTCAGTGGAGGCGCCGATCGAGGCACCTTCGTATCTGGATGCGCTGAAGGAACGCACCGCGGATCTCGGCGACTCGCTGATGCACCTACCCGGTGAAGTGAAGAACCTGGTGGGGCCAACGGCACGCGAGATGGGCGCTGGTATCAACCGTGCTGGTTACGATCTGCTGGCCAAGTCGAAGGACTACCAGGCGCGGCGCCTGCGTGATCTCTCCATTCCGGAGCTGCGTGAAGGTGGCAACACGCCGGCCGATGTGGCAAGCGAAGAAGCGTTCAACGCTGAGATGAAATCCGGCGCTGCCGGTCGCGTCGCGCGTCGCGCCAACCTTGAACAGCAGGAGGCAATCCGTCCTGAAGCTGGTCCACTGGAAAGCGCCGCCGCGCAGGGCCTATCGAGCGCGGCGATCTCCGCGCCTGCGATCCTGGCGGCTGGACCGGTGATGGGCTCTGCGTTGCTCGGCGCCGGCACCGGTGGCCAGCGCTACACGCAGCTCCTGGACAAAGGTGTGCCGCAAGCTGCCGCGGCGAAGAGCGCGCTCATGATGGGCTCGCTTGAAGGGCTGACCGAATTCCTCCCCGGCCAGGCGCTCGTCAAGAACGTGCCGGGATTCTGGAAGCATCTGGGCGAGTTCATGGTGGCGGAGCTTCCAGGGGAGAACATCAACTCGGTCGCGCAGTTGATCGATGACTACCGCCTGCAGCTACGCGATGACGTCACCAAGGATGACTTGCTCAAGGCGATCGAGGACACGACGCTGCAGACCATTATTGCCGGCGGCGCGCAGACCGGTGCGGCTCACCTGCTGCAGCAAAGTGTCGATAAAGCGAACCAGGCGAAGCCAGCAGCGGGTAAGACTCCACAGTTCACGATGCCCGAGCCGGTGGTGCCTGAGCCGGCGCCGCTGTCCCTGCCAGCGCCAGGTGCCACCTGGACACCGCCTGATGCTGATTTCGTGGTGGATGCGGCCGGCAACGCCGCCCCTCCTGGTGAGCAACAGAAGGCGCTGCCACACTTGCCGGAAGCGCCCACCGGACAGTTCGAAGCTGGACAGGAGGGTGTCCGACAGCTCACTACACCAGAGGTTTCAGCCCGTGAGCAAGAAGAAGAGCGACGCCAATCACTTGGGCTCGGAAACGTCGAGCGAGTCCCAGGATCTGAGCCTGTTTCACGGGGAACGTCGCCGCAGGAGACCACCGACCTATCGGCGCTCCAAGCGGCCAAAGATGGCACTGCTACGCCGGAACAACTCGCCGGACTGAAGGGGTTCGTCAACGGGAGCGGCCAGATCCTACCCGCTGGCCGGCGCGCGCTCAAGAGCGCGCAAACCGAGCAGGTAAACGCAGCCGCCACGCTCGCCGGTCCAAAGGCGCGCATCACTGTAAAGCCACGTGAGGGTCGCTGGGTCGTCGCAATGGACGGCGAGGAGCAGGTGGTGGTCGACAGCGAAGCGCTCGCCAGGGACATCGCCAAGGAGGCCAGGCAGCACCTGTCGGGTCCGGTGGAAGTGCTGGGCCAGCAAGTGGAGCATCCAACCGATCCCACCGAAGGCCAGAAGGACGCCGGCAACTACAAGAAGCCGACGATCAATTTCGCAGGGATGGAGATCGCGATCGAAAACCTCACCGGCTCAACCCGCCAGGGAAAGGATGCGAGCGGCAAGCCGTGGTCGCGCGTGATGCGCGCACCGTACGGCTACGTGAAGCGCACCGAAGGGGCTGATGGTGATCCGGTGGACGTGTATCTCGGGAAGAACCCGCAGTCCGACTCGGTGTACGTGATCGACCAACTCTCGCCCAATGGCAAAGCGTTCGATGAACACAAGGCCGTGATCGGAGTGAACAACCAGCAGGAGGCCGAGGCGCTGTACCTCAAGCACTACCCTGCCGGGTGGAAGGGCATGGGCGCGGTGACGCCGATGCCGGTTGCGAAGTTCAAGGAGTGGGCGCGCAGCGGCAACACCAAGGCGCCAGTCACCTGGAAAGATCCGGCGCTGCTGCCGAAGCGCTCGACCAAAACGCCACAGGCGCAGCACGACTCGATCCTGGAATTCATCTCGAAGACGAAGCTGCACTCCGCTGAGAAGAACGGGCTCGACCTGGATGCGCTGGTGGCTGAAGGGCTCGATCCGAAAGAGCTGCGCGCCGCGAAGGGCCACGGGATCAATCGGCCGTTCACCAAGGGCGGTGCATCGCTCGATGCGATGGCTGAGATGCTGAATGATGCCGGCTACCCGGTGCAGAACGAGAAGGGCGACTACGACAAGAACAAGTTGCTCGATCTGATCACGAAGGAGCTGCGCACCGGATCGCGCGTCACCGCGCAGGCCAAGAATTTCGACATGGAGCTGGAGGATCTGTCGAAGAAGTACGACCAGCCGGCCAAGGATCTCGACATTCCTGATGACCTGACCGGGATGACGGATGAGGAGCTGTCTGCGCTGTCGCGCCGGATCGATGAGATGAGTGCCAAGCTCGATGAGGCCGAGGCCAAGGTGGAGGCGACGCGCGAGCGCAAGTCAATCCAGGATGAGCCGATGTTCCAGCGCGACAAGAGCGCTAAGGATCGCGTGGATGAAGAAAAAGAGCGGCGCGCCGAGAAGAATCTGCTGATCCAACACAACCTGACGGCGGCGAATCTGCTGCACTCCGTGAAGATGGGCGGCATCCCGATTCCTTCGCTTGCGATCACGAAGAAGGACCAGGGTCTCACCAACTTTGGTGAGATCACCTTGCTGGGTCCGGTCCAGATGGCCGATCCGCGAGGCTACGCGCGCACTCGTGTGTTCGGTGCGGATGTGTACTCGCCGCGGTATCCCAGCGTCTCGTACTCGGTGAGCAGCAAGGCTGTGGATCGACTGTCCGCGTTGATCGCGCCGCACGCGAAGCGATTGGGGCATCGTGAATTCATCGGCGGGGATGAGCTGAAGGATGGTCCGCGGGAGTTGGAGAACACTGCTGCCGTGATGGATATGTTCCTTGCCAGTAAGGGCATCACCGTCAAGGTAGATCCGAAGGAGGAGCAGTCTTACGTGGCCACCGAAGCGCTGCGCAAGCGCATCCGCACGGAGGGTATGGAGGAGGAGTTCAGCGATTATGTCTCCGAGCTGTTCGCCTCGCTGTCGCCGGCCGAGCGGCTGTTCCAGGGATTCACCTACTCGGGTAATCGCCGCTACAAGCCGCACACCCTGGCCAATGTGATGGCGATGCTGAAGAAGGAGCTGCGCGGCGGTGAAGGCTTCAACTACGGTGTGGGATCGCTGCGCTCGAAGTTCACGCCGCAATTCAGTAGCCTCAAACAGATCAGCGAGAATCAGGATCGCCTGCTGACCGAAGAAGAATTCAAAGCCGTCAAGGAGCAGATCGATACTGAGTTTTGGGAAGTCGCTGGCAAGCTCGCGCCGTACAGCGGGCGCGGCAAGGAATTCGGCTGGGGCGACACCGTGATCCACATCATGGAGGACGCCGCGAAGATGGGGATCGGTCGTGCGCTCAACGAGTACAGCATCGAAGATGTCTCCGATGACGTTCAGAACGACATGCGCGAGTTCATGGGCAAGCTGCGCACGCTACCCACGGAGTACTTCGAAGCGAAGATCATGCGCGAGGTGGATCTGGCCGAGTTCGCGCACGCCGTGGCGCCCAAGGGAACCTCACAGAAGGCGCTCGATGCGCTGGCAGCGCGTGGTGTCAAGGTCACGTTCTACAAAAAGGGTGATGATGCGGATCGGCGCCGAGCCATCCAGCAAGCAGCCGAATCATCTTCCAATGTGCTGTTCAAGAAAGGTGAGGCGCCGCCAGCCGGTGCGCGCACGCTCACTAGTCGAGATATTCGCGATGAAGTGAACCGCATCCTCAAGGAGTTCAAGACCCGGCCGCGGCTGCTGGTGGTGGACAACGGCAACCAATTCCCGCCGGATCTGCTGGCGCAGATGAAGGGCGGTCGCTCCGATCCCAACGAGGTGCACGCGGTCCAGTGGAACGGCGGCATCTACATCAACGCCTCTAAGTACACCAACCTGGAGGATGTGTTCGACACCGTGATGCATGAGACGGTGGTTCACTTCGGGCTGCGCTCGGTGCTGGATATCGACACGCACACCGCGATCCTCGATGGCATTGCCGCGAGCCAGCCGATGGCGGTTCGTCGCATGGGCCAGTTGGAGTACGGTAGCAAGTTCAATTGGGAAAACCTGCAGCAGCGCCGCATCGCAGCCGAAGAGGTGCTGGCCTACTACGCACCGCTGTACCTGAAAAATAAACCGGTGCCTGGCGCGCTCAAGCAGTGGCTGAAGCAGTTCATCGACGCGATCAAGGCGTTCATCGCGCGCGTTCGCGGCACGAAGCCCGACACGATGGTGTTGCCTGATGACTTCGATAAGAAGGCGATGAACAACATCATCGACTCGCTGCACGACTACCTGAAGGGCGGCAAGCAGCCCGACTACGTGGAGACCGCAGAGCAGGCGATGGCACAGAAGCCAGCGCCCACCTTCTACTCCGCGCTCACTCGCTCCGCGATGGAAGCCAAGCGCACCATCGGCACCGCGGCGGAGTGGCTGAACACGCTGCGCAACATGCCTGGGGTCAAGAAGGAAGAGATGGAGTGGTCCGGCCTGGAGGAGTGGATCAACGGCCTGGATCATCGCGCCACGCAAGCGGAGGTGGTCGACTACCTGCAGAAGAACGAGATCGAGGTGCAGGATGTCGTGAAAGGCGCCGAGTTCGAAGGACAGGACACGCCAGCGCAGGCGTTGAAGCGCCAGAACGATGATTTGGTGGTGAAGATCAGCGCGCTGGGATTTGCCCCGAGCATGTATGACGGCACCTCGGACATGTTTCTCTACCGCAACGATGTCAATGAAACCTACCGCCACGTCGGCACCAACGTTGGTCGGTGGAAGGATTTTGCCACCGGTGCATGGGCACCTGATGCGGTAGCTAAACTCGCCGATGAGTTGCGTGCCGTGCGCCAGGAGATGATCAACGTGTCCTGGAAGCGCGACCGCAACGCGGCCACGCAGTACGACCAGTACACCACGCCAGGCGGTGAGAACTACCGCGAGCTGCTGATGACGCTGCCAGCGCAGCCGTCGCCTGATGCTGGACCGCGCGGCTGGGGAGATACCGGTGGCGGCACCTACGATACGGTCAACTATCACTCCTCGCATTGGGATGAGCAGAACATTCTGGCGCACGTCCGCTTCGATGAGCGCACCGACGCCGATGGCAAGCACGTGCTGTTCATCCAGGAGATCCAGAGTGATTGGCACCAGGCTGGGCGCAAGCGCGGCTACAACGAACCGGACACCATGCAGAAATACATGGAGGCCAAGAAGAGGAAAGGCCAAGCCCGTGAGGAAGCTGCTGCCGCACTCAGGCGCAACGACTATCTTGGTTTCGACCAAGTGGTGGATGCAGCGGAGGCGGTGCGTTCGCATCCTGACTGGCTGCAACGCTGGCACGTAGAGGATGCCGCAGATGTCGCCGCTATCCAGGAGTACGTCGATGCGCACCAGGAAGTGGAGCGCTTCGGCAAGATGAGTGATGTGCCAGATGCTCCCTTCAAGACCACCTGGCCGGAGCTGGCCTTCAAGCGAATGATCCGGTGGGCTGCGCAGCATGACTTTGATCGTATCGCTTGGACGCCAGGGCAGATCCAGGCAGATCGGTACGACCTGAGCAAGCAGGTTGGCAGCGTGATCGCCACCAGGGAACGCAGCGATACTGTCTGGCTGGAGATCCGCAAACCAAACGGTGCGTTGATCGACCGCGGTGAACGGCAGATGTCGCGCCTGGAGGAGATGGTCGGGCAAGACCTGGCGCGCAAGATCGAAGCGCTGCCAGTTGGTGAGGCTCGTAAGTTTACCGGCCTGGATCTGCGTGTCGGCGGCGAGGGCATGATCGGCTTCTACGACAAAATCTTGCCGCAGACCGTCAACAAGATGGTGAAGCGCTTCGGTGCGAAAGTCGGCACGACGAACATGTCGGTTGGCGAATTTCGCGGTGCGGTGAGTGGCCAGATGGTTATGGAGGATCTTGGAATCCCGGAAGAACAACGCCGCGACTATTGGGGTGGACTTGAGTCTGTCCGGCGCAGCGAGTTGATGAATGAATATCGAAGCAGGGCACAGACTCGCACGCAGCCATTTCACTCCGTCGATGTCACCGACTCCATGCGCGCCTCTGCGATGGAAGGCCAGCCGATGTTCCAGCAGCGTCACAACGAGGAAGCGGTGGAGCGCACCCGGCCGGTGGGCGAGCAGATCGCCGGCTACAAGGCAGCGGCACAGCGCGCCATTGATGCCTGGAACCACAAGGTTGGCTGGCTGTGGGGACCGCTGGGCAAGCTGCCCGAGAAGGACAACTATCTGCGGCTGCGTTACCGAACACTCGGTGACCTAACGGAGATTCGCGTGATCTCGCGCGATATCTTCGACACACTGATGAAGTCCACACCGGAGGACAGCCAGGCGGCTTATGAGTACCTGACCAACCGCGAGGCGAAGGCAGACACCATCCAGGATCAGAAGATCCGGGCCACCGCAGAGCGCGTGAAGGCGATGTTCGATGTACAGGGCCAGCGCCTGGTCGACGCCGGACTGATCCCGCAGGAGTCCTTCGATACTTACGCCGGCCAATATCTGCCGCGGCTGTACCTGAAGCACATCCTGGGCGACCAGCTGCACGCAGCGATGGGCTCGGGCAAGAAGATGTCGAACCTCGGGCAGACCAAGAAGCGCGACAACACCATTCCCGAAGAGGTCCGCAAGGTGATTCTCGGGCAGATCCAAGACCCGGCGTTCCTCGCCTCCTTCGGCGTGTCACGCACCATGCGGGATCTGGCGATGATGGATTTCCTCTCCGAAGTGTCGAAGAACGAGGCATGGACGCCCCCTGAGATGCTGGTCGAGTGGAATGGCCGCAGGGTCTCGCCGTTCTGGATGCACAGCGAGGCGGTACGGCTGCGCAAGATGGCCGACTTCATGAAGGGTCACGAGCTGGCTGGTAAGGCGCGTGCCGTGGCGGATCGCATGGACACGCTGGCGAACGCGGCCATTGCGAGGCTTGAGCGTGCGGAGCTGGATGGCTTCAAGCAGATCCCAGATACACCCTCCTACGGCGCGCTGCGCGGACTGTGGGTGCGCAATGAGATCTACGAAGACCTGGTGGGTGCGGCGAACTTCATCGATCCGAACTCCGCGGAAGCCTGGATGCGCAAATGGTCCGGCAAGATCACGCGCGCCTGGAAGACCAGCAAGGTGGCGCTCAACCCGCCTTCGCACTTTCGCAATATGATGGGCAACTCGATCATGATGCAGTTGGGTGGCGTGCCTTTCCGCACGCAGCCGCTGCGCATGGTGCAAGCGATCAACTCGCTGCGTCACAAGGATCGCTTCTACCAGGTTGCCAAGAAGTACGGCATGTTCGAAGCCACCTTCGCGAACGTGGAGCTGGCGCGCATCGCGGATGAGTGGTTGTCGCTGCAGGACACCAAGGGCTCGCATTTTGGCAAACTGAATGCGATGGCCGGACGTGTGACGAATGCGATCGGCGATCTCTACCAGTTCGAGGAGGCGCTGTTCAAGCTGATGAAGCTGCGCCACAACATTGAGCAAGGCATGGAGGAAGGGGACGCGATGATCGACGCCCACAAGTGGCTGTTCGATTATTCCCTGGTGCCGCGCTGGGTTCGCTGGATGCGCAATGCGCCGTTGGGCGTGCCATTCCTCACCTACACCTACAAGGCGGTCCCGCGGATGCTCGAAGCCGCGATCCTCACCCCGCATCGGTACTTGCCGTACATCGCTGCGGTTTATGCCTTGAAGGAGCTGCTGGAGTATGCCTTCGATGTCGATGACGATGATCTGAAGAAACTCAAGCAGGCATACCCGAGTTACATGGAGAACAAGGGCGGCCTGATGCTGCTGCCCACGCGCGACGCCAACGGCAACCTGCAGCTCTTCGACATGGGCTATATCGTTCCCTGGGGCATGGCCGCAGATGTCGCCCGCCAAGGCGAGCACATGGAAGGTGGGATGATCCTTGACTCGCTTGGCATTATGAGTGGACCGATCGCCGACAACATCGCCGCCTGGAAGACCGGCATCGATCCCTTCACCCGCAAGCCGATCGTGAACCCGAGTGACAGCACGAAGGATCAGATGAAGCAACGGCTGTGGTACGCATGGTCGCTCGCCGCACCGCCATTCCTCACTCCCTCTGGTGCTGGCGGCAAGCTCTACGACTACGCCACTGGCGCGGTCGACAAGCGCACTGGCGAGCAGAAGCTGACCGGCGGCCAGGTGGCGGCACGCTTCTTCGGCCTCACGATCTATCCGGTGAATCCACAGAAAAGCCGTGACACCAACATCTACTTCATGCAGAAAGAGATCGATGAGATGCAGTTCCGGGAGCGGCAGCTCACGCGCGACAAGAACCTGGATGCAGCCGGCAAGGCCGAGATCCACAAAGCGTTTCGCGAGATGGTGAAGCAGAAGCGCACTGAGCTACAGCAGTACAAAAAGGACTCGGAGGTTCACCCGAACCTGCGAAATCAGGAGATAGAGGACAAGGTTGGAGCCTTGATCGATGGGAAACGGAAGCCCGAAGCGGTAAAAGCGCTGCGTGATGCCGGCTACCCAGCGCTCGCCGGACTACTTGAGGAAATGCCAGCTCGACACCGGCCGGTGGTTGCGCAGGCACTTCAACAAATGATGGCGTAGCCATGGAACCACGCTGCGATCAGGTGTCGTGATGATGGAGCCGTGGGCTTGGGCCATCATCCTCCCAGTCATCATCGGTCTGATCGGTGTCATTTACACTGCTGGTCAACGCCGCGATGATAAGCAGGATGTACGCATGGAGAAGAACGAACAGGCGTTCGATGACAAGGTGAAAGCTGACGCGGCGCTACACGAGCGAGTGGTGCGCACCGAAACCAAGGTTGAAATCAACGTGGACGAGATTGCTAAACTTCGGGACATGCGCCACAGCATCTTGGATGACGTAACTAAAACACTGGCTGGCTGGTACAGCGAAATCATGGATCAGATAAGAAAATGGAAATAGAAATGACACCGGAAACGCTCCTCAAGATCATGCCGTACACCGCCTCGCGCGCCGGCACCTATGCGCCACTGCTAACGGCAGCAATGGTTGAGTTCAATATCGACACCGCGCTGCGCCAGGCTGCGTTCTTGGCGCAGGTGTGCCACGAGTCTGGATCGCTGCGATACACGCTGGAGGTTGCGGATGGACGGGCATACGAGGGCAAAGCCGATTTGGGTAACACCCAGCCAGGAGATGGACCACGCTATCGAGGTCGGGGGCTCATACAGATCACCGGACGAGCCAACTACGGGGCCGCAGGATTGGCGCTCGGACAGGATTTACTTGCGACTCCCGAAATGCTGGAGCAACCCGCGCTTGCTGCTCGCTCTGCAGGTTGGTTCTGGAAAAGTCGAGGACTGAACGCGATGGCCGACACGGATGCATTCGGCTCGATGACCAAGAAAATCAACGGCGGCTACAACGGTCTGGATGACCGCCTGGTTCACTGGCTACGGGCTCGCAAGGTACTCGGGCTATGAACAAGCAACAGTGGTTGAGTTGGGCTGAAGTGTTTGACTCCTGGCGCGTCATTCCGCGGGTCTTCTTCACGGCCTGTTTCATCTGGGTGGTCTACACGACGGACGTGCTTTTGCGCTGGTATGTCGCGTTGCCGAAGGATGAGCGTGGTTTGGAAGCGGCTGGTTTCGGCGCGATCGTCTTTACTGCGCTGGTCGGGTTCCTCAAACTGGTGTTCGATACCTACTCGAAGAACGGACGGGATTGGAATCAGCAGCCTATCCAGACCACCAGCACCACGATGCAACAGACCACCATCTCAACGCCCCCTAAACCAGTGGAGCCGGAATGATCTTCGAGCCAGGTAAAGAGAAGGACCGCGTGCCGGTACTGCAAGACGGCCTGCCTGTGTGGGCAGAGCATGGTGAGTACGTGATCTCGCGCGCAGTGACGGCGGTGGGCATTCGCTCGGATGCCTGGCTGCGACAGTACGATGCCAGCGGACGGCGTGATCTCCCTCTTCAATTGGCTGGTAGTGTCACAGCGCGCGAAGCGCTCAAAGCCTGCCAGGGACCACGCTAAACAGGTGACTCGTGAAAAA